TCGATGCAGCGGGGCGTGTGGTCTGTCTAGAGTGCTGTACTTCACAGTGTGACCAATGCGGTGATACTCATTATACCATTGATTTGTATGACCTACACCTGCGAAGCCTCTGCGAAGATTGCTACACGGAACTCGCAAAGTACGAAGAGTAAAAAGTTAAACCCTCGAAAGCCCCTTGACAAAAGGGGTGAGTAGGGGGTAGGGGGTCGCCCACGCCCCCACGAAAGAACCCCCCGACGATTACTCGCCGAGGGGCTTTCTATTACCTACTCTCCAAATACAGCACGGGCGTTTGTTGGGGTCAAGTCGCTGAACAAGCCTACCTTGTTTGCCCACGTACCAAATGAGCCTTCAGTTTGGCGGAAGTATTCCAACGCCAATGCAACAAAACCACGGTCGAATTGCTTGCCCTTGTACCAGACCGCCTGACGCTTGAAGCGAACATACACAGTACCCTCATTGTCAAAGCCGACACGGTCAACAGCGGTTGAGCGAACATCCGAAACATTCATCACTACAGTCTTCAATGTATTACTCCTTAATTAAGATTACCTAGTAATTATACTACGAAAATCAGTTCTTGTCAAGAGATGCTACAACACATTCTTGCCAATCGTACCCGTCAGTTGAAAGTACATCTTCGATATACTTGAAATCTTCATGATGCTCAAAAGGTATGTAGGCAACTGACTCGTCAAGTGCATCTTCGTAAAATACGCAATTCTTCGCCAATGGCTCACCGTTTACGTAGAGCGTGAAAACGTCACAGTCTTTGTCAAACTCACGCCCCCATCCAACTAGTTCAATCTTACCTGCTTTGATAATGGTCGCTGTTACATGCTTACCTAGCAACGTATCCACCATCTCAACACGCTCTTGCCGGCTCAACTGTGTAATGTCCATAATACTCCTCATCAATGCTTACCTAGTAATTATACCGCACAATTTACTGATTGTCAAGTACCAATTTGTCGTATTCCTCATCAGTCAAGTCGTCAACGTGTTTGATACCTTTTCGCTTCATTGATGCATACATACCGACAACATCCTCGCACAATGATACCATCTGCTTGAGCATACGCTCTTCATCTTCAGACCAATCACGAAAGCCGTTATTAAGTGCTTCGTGCATACGTGCCTTAACATCGGTCAAGTGGTCAACGGACAATTCTACTGCCATGTATGAATCGTAAACACCCATCTTACTTACCTCCCATCGGCTTACGCAACCAATCCACAATCTCTACTGATGCGCTATCATCGGTCAACTGTTTGATGCTGTCAATCATCGCCTGCCATTCGCCCTCTTGATGAGAAACGATATTCCAATCTACGAGATGCAAGGCTGATAAAGTATACTCGGGCGGAAGTTCATTGTTCTCAAGCAAACCGGCAAAGTACAAAGCAGTCTGCCCAAGCGTTGCGCTACCAGCACGGTACAAGCGGTCAAGTTGTTGTTTGTTGTTCAACGTCAATTCTCCTTAACTTCGATTACATTAGAAGTATATCATGCACAAGTACCTGTGTCAAGGGGATTTAGATGAGAGATTTCTCATAATCGGCCCTGCTGCGGGGGCCTGGGGGACCCCCTACCCCCTACCCGCCCCTAAGGGCGAGTAAGGTAGAGATTTCCGCCGGTGACTACTAACTGTAATCCATACTTCTTTAATCTATCATTTACTTCCCAGAACATTTCATGTACGACAAACGCAAGATTTTCTGTGAGGTTTTCGTTATCGTTATCCGCTAAATGACTAACCGGTTTTGCAAAGTCGCTCAAAAATGCGTACTGCTTCCATAGCCATTGTTGCCGTGGTAGGTTATCCCCTACCAAGCAAAGCGTGGGCTCTGCTCGGTAGGATGCCACAAGGTTAATCAGTGGTTTAGACATGCTTGCTGTACTCTCGTGCAAACAAGACAAGTCCACTGTTATCGAATGGGCGTTCCATCAAACAATGCGCAAGGGTCAACCAGAAACTTTCAGGATTCTTACGCAACTCTTCGGCAAGCATAGCAAAGTCGCCTTGTTTGGTGTGCAGACTGAACATACGCTTTTCCAACTCGTACCGCTCAAGAACAATCGGAGTTCGTGGCGTGCCAAGAATAAAACACTTTTCCACGTCATCCATCAACTCGTCAAGTTTGCTACGCAAGTCAAGTACATTAGCAGACCAATCGCCAATAGTGCTTTCGATACCGTCAAGCGTGTACTTCAAGCCGTCAATCTCATCACGCAACGAACCAACTTCTGAATCGTCAATACTGTCGCCCAACGCCTCAATCTCACCCGACAACTTGCGAAACTTTTCCATCATCTGCTCTTGTGTAAACAATGTCGTTCTCCTTAACTACGATTACTCTGTAAGTATACCACAACTACTCGGACTTGTCAACCTTAAGCGGTGCTTTCCATCCCTTGACTTTTTCCTTGTGTGCCTCTTCCAACTCAATCTGCACACGTACCGGAATCTTCAGCAGGTAATCAGAGTAGACACTACCAGCCTCTTGCTCCCAACCAAGCACGAACGCAATAGGCGTATACGTGTGCAAGTTACCTACCAACTTTGCGTACCAACCGGTATCAGCCATCATTACCCACTCGCCTTTTACGAAACCTTGTCGCTTTGCAGTCACTTGGTCACTTCCTTTCTTGATTACATAGTAAGTATATCATGGGGCGATTCTTTCGTCAAGGGGAATTAGATGAGAGATTTCTCATAATCGGGGGCGTGGGGGACCCCCTACCCCCTACGAAAAAGCCCCCGCCGATTACTCGACGAGGGCTACTGACTACGGTATGATATTTGTTAAGGTGATATTGATTTCAATACAAGGCTTACCAGTAGGGATAACTAAACCAACCTCACGCTCAAATTGAGCAACAGCCGCATTGATGACTGCGTCCTCGTCTTTTGCCATCGCATACGCATCGGCAGGTACATCAGTTAACACCACTACCCCAAGCATCGCATTGTCAAACACAAACTCTACAGTGTACTCAAATTTCATCTGCTTACTCCTTACTCCATACACGATAAACAGACATGCGATTTTCCTTGATGTAGTCAATCTCATCTTCGTTAATAACAGCGTGGGTATAGTTATCTGAATCTAACACATCCTCAAGTCCACCAGCCGTATACACCTCAACGTTCTCAAAGTAAAGCGTGTAATGTGTTGGCTCATCATCGTACTCATACCCTAATCCGTGTACTCGTGTATCACCGTGAACCATGAGAATCTTGTTAATCCAGCGACCACGGGCACGACGTAACAACGCTTGACGCTCACCTGTTGAAAGTTGGTCTACATTACACATTGTCGGTACTCTCCTCTTTTGTCTTGTCTACAAGAATAATATTACCATTAAACGTTTCGATTGTCAAGTACTTTGTGGGGGCAATTTTCTTGAGGTATTCCTCTGCCTCTGCCACCACGGTATAGTACTTCACATGCCCGGCCTGTGACGGAAAGATAGGCTCCGCAATAACCCGCACAACGTACTCATCAGGTAAACACTGCAATAAAGAAACCCACGCAATATTATACCAATCAGGCTCAATAATCCCATCATCTTGGTCTTCCGCTGAATACCCAATGTACCGTAATGTGTAATACGGATACTCTAACCACCATCCATCATGTACATCACCAATGTCATTTGCAATTTTCTCTAGCATGGCTTTCGCCCTCCAATAACTGACTCCCTGTAGGTAGTATAGCACGACTGAACGGAAATGTCAAATTTGAATTTTTGATTTTGAATTTTGAATTTTGAATTTTGGAAAACTTTTTTAATTCTAATGTTTTTCTAATATTTCTTTCGTATTTTCTATGCTATACTTATGTTGTAGTTAAGAATTGAAAGGAACGTTAACCAGTGAGTAACACACACATTACTACCCCAGACAGTGTCCGTGAGTTTGTGAAGTGGATTTACGGTGAGAAAGAGCAGACAGTTATCGGCGTACTTACCCTTGTCCGTAACAATCAGGTAATCAATTCGGATATACTCGCCGTGGATTACAACGCACTAGCCTATGGTGCGTATCTCCAACCGACTGATTTCATCAAGACGCTATGTCGATTAGATGGTGAATCAATTATTGTATTTAAGCGTGGAATGCAGGCAGACTTTTCAGACGTTGACCGTGCCTTTGTTGCGATGATGCGTCCTGCTTTGGAATTACTTAAAGTTAGTTTTTTGGATTTTGTCCTTATCTCATCAGACTGCAAGACTTGTCGCTCATTCCGTGTAGAAACACTTGCTCGTAAGGATTTGGATAAATGTTGGGATGTTAATTTTCTTTATAAAAAGGGGTTGCTCAAATGAATTACTTTGTGTATAACTTGTGGATTATTGACCCATACGGTAAGTTGTTCTTCTACACACAGTCAGATAGTATTGAGGCAATTGAGAAAAGACGCGCGGATTTTATTGCAGTCTACCCAAAGCAACAATACCACGCTACACTCGTTACCATCATGCCACGGGTAAACCGCCTGCTCGTATGGGAAGTCCGACAATGGGAAGATTACCACGAAAAGTATGTTGTGCTGCACACAGAGAAGCCGGTGAAAAAGCGCAAGAGCAAAAAGTCCCCCCAGCCTGAAACTCCCCAAGAATAAAAAAAAGTCCAAGAAAAAACTCCCCCGAAATAACTTCGGGGGAAATTTACGTCCAGGGCCTAGACCGTAGTAGTTTCAGGCCAACGAGCAAGGCTTCTAGCGTTAAAAAAAAAGAAGGTACTTGGGAAAGTAGGGGGGCTGGGGGGTGCGCCCCGAAGGGCTGATTTGTCAAGATGACTAATCAAGCAATTCCAGCGTATTTTCACGTTTCCAAACGCCCGTTTGTGGGTAGCGTTGCGATGTTTTCCAGTGGTGCTCTGCTATCTTAAGCCCGAGCGTTTGCACTGTTTCCAGTGTAAATTCCTGCTGTGAGTAGTGATTTGAATATTGATTATCCGCCGCAAGGTCACGCATATCTTCAACGCACAGCCAAAACGCGTCTGTGTCGTTTTGTGGTAACTCAATAAGGATTTTGTACGTTGCCCAAAACATCACGGTATAGTTAGTCCACTTGTTCATACGTCGCTCTCCTTAACTTGCTTACATAGTAAGTATACACGATAAACAAACCGGTGTCAATAGCAGTTTTATGAGAAATCTCTCATAATCGGGGCTTGGGGCACCCCCTACCCCCTAAAACCCCTTACACTTTCGTGCAAGGGGCTAGAGGTGTAAGTGATTAGTGATACTTGAAACCGATTACACGGGGCGTTGTAAGGCTTGGTAATGCGCTAGGAGCGCACAAGCGACACGCTACACATTTTACAGTACCCTGTGTAATCTGATTTGGGCAAATAACTAACTTTGCCCCGCCTAACATATCCGGTGTAGGAATATTTTTTACATTTACCGCCAACGTCGTAAGCCATCCTAATGCACGGGCAAGCCGTACTTCGTCTGCTGTATCACATGAAGCCATAAACCATTTTTTGAGCGGTTGCAATTCATCTAACATCCAGCCGTGAGTGTATCCGATACTTTTTACACCGATTGCATCTAATTGTTCACACGCCCACACTTGTGCATCAATATACTCTTTACTTGGCTTATCGTTCTCAAACACATCACCGCTAACATGCCAGCGTACCATTTGTACACGTTTAGCCGCAGTTACGCCCTTGCCTTTATCAGCGTTGCGTAGCGTCATAAACTTTGACACTTCTACCCGTAACTTAAGAGCATCTACCATACCCGATTTTGCCTGCTGTAAATTAGTGCGCCCTTTTTTGGTGTAACAGATAGTCATACGCCCGAATGCTTGACGTTTTGCCTCACCGTACTCGTTAGGCTCGGGGTGATACATACACGACGACGGGCAAGAATCACCGGTACGGTTGTATGTTACTGCTACTGATTTGTCGGTTGACAGTTTCGCATCGCCACTATTTACTACAAACTTCATAATCGTTACTCCTCAATCACTTACATATATAGTATAACATACAAATACCCAAAGTAAAATGAGAGAATGATGAGAAGCAACACTTTACACCCTTACACCGGCCAGGGCTTTGTGATGCGGTGTTGGCCCTGGGTGGTGTAAGGGGGCCTGTGGGCGACCCCCTACCCCCTAATTCAAAGTGAATTGGGGGCTGTGGTGACTAGTCGTCGTATGCAGGGTCTGTACCGTCTTGATGAAAAGTCATTCCTACTCGATTGTAGTTACCGTTAACAAACTCAATGTGTTGAGTAATACGAAAATCAGCGGTTTGTAGCCACTTATCTGAAAATGGTATCAGCAGAAACTCGTAACCATCCTCATCCAAAAATCGAATACCATCCTCAACGACAACCAAGCGGTAATCGTGGGTATGTTCCTGCCGACTTACTAAGTCACCTCGGTTAAAGAATGTCATAACAACCTCGCTTACTAACTTATGTATTAAGTATACCGCAAACTAGTGTATCTGTCAACAACAAGTTTATGAGAGTTTTCTCATTTGACGTGCTGCACGGCCTGGGGCACCCCCTACCCCCTACTACGCTGGATTACCCAGGTAGTAGTGGACTTCATATACATCTATCAATTCCCCGTTTTCGTCGAGTGCCTCAAAGTGACCGTCTACACGCTCTAGTTCATTTTCATAACAATAATCCGCACAATACATATCCGAACGCAATATAAAATCATCCATATCATTAATAGTAAAATCATCCACCAACATCAAATCTTCACCCATATACGCACGTACTGTAATCATCTGCTTATCCTTTCTACCATACCTCATTATTCCAGCGTGGATAGGTTAACCATCGACGAGGCTCAAAACGCTCATCCAGTAATTCCTTCCCAAATACTGCTATTGAATCAATAACATCTTCATCTTCTTCCCCAAAGTATGCACAAGCGACTACCTTATTCCACTCTTCGGCGTAATAGTGATTCTTCCCTACAATCAGTTCGTATACATCGGGAAATTGTGCATACTCATAACCATGCACGAAAAACTTAATATTACCTACATGACGCACAAGATGACGAACACGCCCACCGAGTACCATACGTGCGGCTTCAATTCGCTCTTCCACGCTCATCTGCTGTACCAAACGCATCACATTCTCTAGGCTCATTGTGTACTCCATTTCTTGATTACATAGGTATTATAACACACTTTTGATAACTGAATTATGAGAACAAGATTAGAAAAACGGATTTTCAGTTTTCAGTTTTCAATTTTCAATTTTACTTGACTTTTTTCGATTTTCGGGTTACCCCCTACCCCCTACGCAAAAAGCCCCCGCTGATTACTCAACGAGGGCTATATACATTGTACACACTAGGGAATAGCAAACCGAGAGCGATACCCTTCAATACCTAACTGCTCCGGCACACCTTTACTAATCAGTTCCTCAAACGAAACCGAGTGAGAGTATTGTACCTTCTCTGCTTCCGCATGGTAATGGTATATCTCTACCGTCTGCGTTGACCATGTGATTACAGGCAATTCACGGTACTCTGATTCGGGTAGAAACCGACCATACAACGACACACCACCGCCGAGCGTTGATTCATAACTGTTGATGATAGCATTCAACGCAATACGATTTGCATATGAATAATCACTCCATCGCCCACTAGCCTGCACAACGGCGTTTTGTGCATCTACCATAGGATGCTTGCCCCAATGTGCATACACAAACATGATAGGCGACATCTGCGTATCACGAATACCCACTACTACACGATTACCCACTAGCGCACCTCTTTCTATCTCTTACACAAGTATTATACCACAATTAAAAATAGCGGTCAATCATATCTTCGTAATCTTCCCCACGCTCATACTCCGAGATACGGTACTTAATACCCTCTGATTCAGCACGGTTAAGAAACTCCGGCGCATCACAATCCTCTTCGAGATACCACGTACTACCGACACAAACACTAAAACGAGTAGGCTTGAAACTGACACGCTCAACGAGAAACGTGGGCACTTCCAAATACCCGTGACGTGGCGTGCTTGAGAATACTAGACCGTAGATTACTTGTTGTGTGTTGCTCATTTGGCAATTACTCCTTAACTTGACTACATAATTATTATACCAGACTTTTATGAGAATGGGGTGAGAGAATTTTGGGTTCCTGGACCAGGACCAAGGTAGTGCAGCGACGGCCTCACAAATGCCCCTAGAAATTTATTAGAGCGACGATAGCCCCAAAGTAGGGGGGCTGGGGGGTACGCCCCGAAGGGCTTGTTGTCAAGTGGTTTTTAGAGCAAATCTACCTCATTTGAACTAATCCAGTGCCCAACGTTATTACGGTAATCCACCACGGCTATAAGCATTTCTTGAAGGTCGTTTAATGTGTATGTAAACTTTTCTACTGTTTTATACCATTCCAGCACATCGTTTGATGTAATTTCCAAAAAACAATGATTTTGAGTAATTTCGATGGTCAATGTGTATGCTTTGTACTCGGTAGTGACTTTATTAGTCCACATCATAACGCACCTCACTTAACTTGATTACATTAGTATTATAGCGCAGGTAATAACCCGTGTCAAGAGGAAGTAGATGAGAGTTTTCTCATTTGACAAACGCCCCGGTCTGGGGCACCCCCTACCCCCTATCGCTTACAACGTGTCTACATCATTTGAATGAATCCATACCTTGAAGTTGAGGTAGTTATCAACTACCTTCATTAATAGTGCTTGTGCATCTTCTAAGGATGCATCGCCACGGTTAATTATATGTGAAAATACCGGCGGGCTATCATATTGATTTGGTGCATCAATGAATAGGATATAATCCCGCTGAGTAATCACAATTTCCAAATTATACAACTCATAATCCCGCGATGCTCTCACTGTCCACATGTCCATGATGTACCTCACTTAATTTGATTACACTAGTAGTATACCATGAACCTAAACCAATGTCAATAAGTTTGTGAAATCCGCTGTAATTGACCGTCTGCATCAACGGTAAAATCAAAAGCGTGGGAATCTAAATCAATAAAATCATCACCAAAATCTGTGGGCGTGTAGGTTATTGAACTTAACACTGCACCATCTTGAGCATAGGCAGTTACGTCAAAGGTATCAAATCCACGAATATGAACTTGGATGCGAACTTGTTGAATCTGGCTCATGTCATTAACTCCGTTACTTAACTTGATTACATTAGTAGTATAAACGATATTCATACTGTTGTCAAGAGCAGTTTTATGAGAGTTTTCTCATTTGACAAACGCCCCGGCCTGGGGCACCCCCTACCCCCTACGCAACGAAAAAAGACCCGCCCTGATTACCAGGGCAGGTCTGACAAGTCAACAATCGGACTAGTATCAGCAGGGATAATTACATCTTGCTCATCAATCCACTGCTCCCACACTTGCTCAAAGTCGGGGGCGATTTCGTCAACTTGCTCATCCATCATGAAGTCGGTGAGGAAGATAAGTGGTAAGTTTGGCATTTCGCATCTCCTTAACTTGATTACATACGTAGTATAGCACACATTGAAACCGGTGTCAAGTGAGTATTTTTTCAATTACCACATACGGGGCAATAAACATACATACATCACTTGGTAACATAAGATGTAATGAAACAGTATCTTTATTTTGCACATATGCAACCATCTCGGCAATCTCACGGGCACGCTCTTCTGTAATCGTAGCCGCAATACGCTCATCTTCGGTTAATTCAATACGCCCGACAATCTCGCCGTTGTGAGTGATTTTGATGTGTGTCCACGGTGCAAGTGTGTTGCTCATTTCGCATCTCCTTAACTTGATTACATTAGTAGTATAAACGATATTCATACTGTTGTCAAGAGTAGTTTTATGAGAGTTTTCTCATTTGACAAACGCCCCGGCCTGGGGCACCCCCTACCCCCTAGTCCTCGTCGAAAAGTTCTGATTTAATCCGCCCGCTAATTACTAAAACAAAACCCACAATACTTACATAACCCATATAAACCAAAATCATCTCTAACATAGTACACACCCTTTCTATAATGGTGGAGATGTCGGGAATCGAACCCGAGTCCAAAATGCTTTACACCATTGAAGGTAGGCGGTTTTCGCGTCTTACCGTGGGCAGTTATCACTACTCACCGCCAAAACACCCTGTCAATACCGTGTCATCCCCTTATTGCAAATCCAGCGTATTCGTCACAGGATTAAAGTAGCGCACCGTTTTTGAGCCTTTAGCAAACAACGGGTTACGAATTGGGGCACTAATTAACCACCGCCCATCATCCTGTGCAATAATCGAAAAATCCTCTAATCGTTGACCGCACATCTTCATCTCACGGTGTGAGAAAAACAGAGGATGATTCTCTTTGGTCAATCGCTTAATCTCGTGAATCGTTGGTCGCTTGTTCATCGTGTCACCTCTTATCTAACCTTATGTATTAAGTATACAGCACAAATACCAGCGTGTCAAGAGCAATTTTATGAGAGTTTTCTCATTTGACAAACCCCGCGGCCTGGGGCACCCCCTACCCCCTATCGCTGAATATGCTCATATTTTGCTTCACATTGTTTACAAATATGTTTCACCCCGACGTTACCATCATAGAAACAATATTCATAAAAGGTATAAAAGCCTGCTGGGAAAGTAAACACCCGCAAATTATACTCTTCTTTACCACACGCCTGACAATGCGTATCAAAATATCGCTCAAGCCGACCATCATCACCGATACGTAGTTTAGCCTCCATAGCACACTCCTTAACTAACTTACAAGTACATTATAACACACATTCATACTGAGTTTTATGAGCGCAAGATTAGAAAATCAAATTTTGAATTTTAGATTTTGAATTTTCAATTTTAAATTTTAATTTTTCTTTTAATTTGACATTTTTTGAAATTCGGGCTACCCCCTACCCCCTGAACGCCACTACGAGTAGTAGCGTTCGACCAACTCTTCACCATTTGCCCCGATGAAGTAGAGCAGGAACATAGTTTTCGGCATCATGACTTTGAGCAGTTGAATAGTCAACAGTGCCTTATCCAAGCCCTCTACATCCATTGAGCCGTTCCCGTGAGCGTATTCCATCTTGATGCGGTATGTCATATCAGACTCCTTACTTAACTTATGTATCTATTATACACCAAAAAAGTACGCTGTGCGCGACTTTTCATGAGAATTAGATGAGAAAACAGGGGGGCTGGGGGGTGCGCCCCGAGGGGCTTTTTGTCAAGCGGGCTACTCTTTTGGTATTGGATACCAGCCAAGTAGTTTACCTGATTCATCACAAGTAAACATGTAACCATCAGCGGATAGTCTATCCAAATCACTTGCGATTTCTTTCCAAAGTGATACCCAATCTTCTTGAGAGATTTGCTCTACATCGGTTACATCATTCTCAAGATACGTAAAAACCCGCCCCAACATATTATCTGACAAATACCTACATGAAATATCCACCAAATCAGGAATAGGCAAGTCAATAGGCGCAAACATACGATTAGCAAACATAGCACTCTGCTCCTTTTTTACTGAATCTGTAGCCTTTGATGATACTGAACATTTCACAAGTACCGGTTGCTTTGGTACAAAAGAATCCCGCACATCGTTATTCAACCACTCTTGCAATTCACTAATCGTCATATCACTCATAACATACTCCTTACTTACATACATAAGTATACACGAAATGCAGAAAAAAGTCAAACGCAAAAAAAAAAACTCCCCGACGCTGGGCCGGTGTAGTGGGGAAATGGCCTATACAGGAAATCTCTCGGAGCTGGACCGGAGTAGTGGCCCCTGCGGTTATCTATACGACCTTCAAAAAAAAAAGGGCGTTTTTCGGGGGCGGGGGCGCGCGCGTTATGTCAAGTTGTCGGGGCGTGTAGCGGGGCGGGGCGTGTAGCGGGGCGGGGCGTGTAGGGGCGTTTGGGGGCGTGTAGCGGGGCGGGGTAGGGGTAGGGGCGGGCGGGTTTACCATGATGTGACGTAGTGATACCCTACACAACAATCAATACACGAACCACAATATGCACATGTTTCACCCGTCAAACAATCGAAACAATCAGTACATGTACAATGATAGCGGGTATCGTTGCATCGTTTGCATTGTAATTCACTACGGTATACATCTGTTATGTATTGCGGGGTTTGACGGTATGCAATTACATCGTCTACTACGTAGTGAACCAATTCATTTACGATAAACGCTATAGACGGTTTACGGTGTGTACGAACGGGGGCGTAATTCATATGTAAACCCGTTTGGTAGTATTTGGTATTTAACGCCCGTACATATCCAAACGTATCATAGTGAACCGTTGCATAAATATGCGTTCGTTCAATTATGCCAGGTATCGTATACAGCGTATGTAACGCCCCGTTATGGTACGTATGTGCGGGTAAATCAATATTGATAGATAACGCCCCGTTCGTATCACGGTGAACCCCTACGCTATACCCCGCAACAATCGTATTAATATAATCACCCCAAACCGTTCGTTTGATAGAATAATTCCTATTCATGATTAACCCCCGATACAGTATTAATAAACTTACGAATTGAATTGATAGATAAATCCACGTTCACAGAGTAGGGTAGTAACAGTAGTATTTGCTGCGGGGTTAATACATCACGTTGCAACGAATTACATTTACTACAATCTACATACAAATTGAACGGGGTTAAATTACCCCCGAATATTCGGGGTATCTTATGACATATTGCAAGTTTATCACCCCCGCAATTTATGCATTTGGGGCGTTCGGGTAAATCCAAACCGAACCGTTTGCAATTATCGTACACGCCCCTATGTGGTAAATGTTTAAATGATGTATCACCCCCGATACTACCCGCTATCAAACCGTTATGCTCTAATAGGATTACATCATGATAGCGTTTATTAAAATCGGTAATTATTGCATCTGTAAGATACATAGATAATGCATCAAACGCCCCGCCCCCGTTTAATAAACGGTTCACTAGAATTAGTGGTATTTTCATCACTCACCCCGCAAATTATCTGTATGAACGCCCCGTTTGATATATTCATAACGCCCCGAACCAAACGCCCCCGCTACATATTCGGTATGTTTGAATAATCGTAAATCGGGTATACGTAAACGAACCGCTACGCTATCACTATTCACAAACGCATTATCAATATAGATGTAATCAATAACGGTATTTGTATCGTCTACCATATCCAAACGTAAACGATTTAACGCCCCGCTATTCAATTCAATATTAATAATGCATTCATTCGGTAATAGATGATTTACGGGGTTATATTCATACCCGTAAAATATCACCCGATTATGATTATTAAATCGAACCCGTTCGTTAAATTGTTCTATTGCATCGTGTAGCGTGTAGTGGTTCGTTGTATCGTATAAATACCCCCCGTCGTTTACTACGCTAGTATGAAACAAATCACTATAAGAGTAGCAGATGATTTGTAGTGTAGCGGTTTGGGTTTGTGCTACTGCAATAGCATTAACGTCAATACCCCCGTATGTTGTAACAATACGATATGTAATACTTGAATAATCTACCCGTTCACCATTTGCATAAATATGCGTTCGTTTGTTAATCACTACGATACCCCTATCAATATAATAGCGGGGGCGTATATCACCCCCGCAACGAACCCGCTGCAAACCGATTGTTTCACGTGAAACATTAACCCCGTTTGATTGTTGTAATCAATACGTCTAATGCATCACGGGTATTTTTTGCATCATTCGAATATGTTTGTAGACGTGCTACTAATGCATTATTACGTTGAATTAACCCCCGCAACGTTTGTTTGTATGAACGTCGTAATTCTATATCGTACCATTTGGTATCAATAAGTAGACCGCTGATAATAGTAATTTGTTTCGTTACATCGTTCAATTCTACGGTGTCAACATGGGTAAACCGTTCGATAGTTTGTAGCACGTCTAGTGTAGTACCAAATGTTGCAATTTGTAGCGGGTTCATATTCTTAACCCGTTCGTTCAATACCCGCTTATATTCGCTAGAATTAACCGGTTTACGTTGCGTTTGTTTGTTATCCATTGTGAACCCCTATTCTATACTAATGCTAAAAATACAAATACTGCTATCACCCAAACATACACCCATACACAAACCCAAAAAATAAACGTCAAATTATCCATTGTGAACCCCTATCAATATAATAGCGGGGGCGTTTATCACCCCCGCAACGAACCCGCTGCAAACCGATTGTTTCACGTGAAACAATCACCCACGGTGTCCAAATGTGAACCGGTGTATGTACACCCCGTCGTATTTACCATGTTTGATTAACTTGCGTACACGGTGTATTAACTTACGTGCTACCAAATCATCACCCCGTAACAATGCGTTATATGCATCATCTAACAATCTACGTAATCTACCATAATAATCGTATACGTACACCTCATTTACCCCCAAATTGTAATCATCACATGCACGTTGTAGCATGATACCCGTTGTAACATGTAAGAGAAACAAACGTTTACCTAATTCACTAATGCTATTCATTCGATACCCCTATCAATATAATAGCGGGGGCGTTTATCACCCCCGCAACGAACCCGAACCGAACCCATTGTTTCACGTGAAACATTTACACCATTGACCATTGCATAAACGCAACATAGCGGGGCGTATCGTATACACCCGCCCGTACATACCGAACGTATGGAACGCTATCACCCATGTACCATGTAGCAGTACCGACAATCACCCCGCCCCGTACCAATTGAATGATGTATGCATCGCTATACATCGTATGTTTGTAATCCATTGTGAACCCCTATCAATATAATAGCGGGGGCGTATATCACCCCCGCAACGAACCCGAACCGAACCCATTGTTTCACGTGAAACAATCTATAACCCGTTGCGTTTGTCGGTATGGTATATCATTGTTTGAATGTATACCAAATCTAGAATTGACGGTTTACGCTTGTTTTCAATAATGCGTTCACCGTAGCACGTCGTAATAGCGTATGGGTTATGTACCGTTTTGTATACCGTGATGTAATAATCACGAACGTACACGAATGTGTAGATTGTTTCATTGCCGTTCACGTCGTTAACCGTTAACGTCGTTGCGGGTGAACCGTCAAACGTCGTATTACCCCAAATCAAACCATGCTCCATTGTAAACCCCTATTCATAATAGCGGGGGCGTTTATCACCCCCGCAACGAACCCAAACCCGAACCGATTGTTTCACGTGAAACATTTACCCGAACCCGAACCCATTGTTTCACGTGAAACATTTTCACGTATTGACGGGCGGCATTTACCGATACAATCGGGTATTACGCCCCCCCCGTCTATTGAATTGTCAATGTACCGTGATAGCGGGGGTTCGTTTACGCTACGTTTACCGTATGGGGGCGTTCGCAGTAGCCAAACCGTGAACCCCCCCGAACCCATATCACCCGCCCGTATCGGCGTGGACACCCGCCCGTATGGGGGCGGGGCGTAATTTAACGCTACGGGTATTGTAACAAATCCAATACCCCCGTGCCAAAAAATAGATTAACGTTTGATGAGAGAATTATGAGAAAAAACACTTAAAACCGTTTTTATTCATATTTTCTTAACAATCCAGGGGTAGAACAAATGTGCTACTTTTTGGGGTACGGACTATACACAGACCCTCAAAAATTTTTAAAAGCCTCCCCTTCCTTTTTACCCCCAGGAACCCCACATAAACCCCACATAAACCACCAAGAACCACCAGAGAACCACCAGAGAACCACACATAAACCACACAATAAAAAAGAAGAGGAGCATGTTACTGCTCCTCCTCCGTGCTATTATTCGTATGTCTGCTCATGCGCAACCGCCGCTCTTCTACCGGCCTGGATAAATATTCTTCTCGCACATATTCATAGGGAACGTAATCAAGTAATCCCTTCGGGTCATCAAACGACGTAGGGCTATTCAGGTGTTTGCGTACATACCATTTCAAATCGCGAGATGGTTTGAGATTAAGCACGGTCATCGTAGGGCCGTAGTGTACGCGTACTTCTTTATCATCCCAGGCCATGAAATACCCTGCACCCCATCCTTCTTTTGGTTTATAGAATTCTATCCAGCGTTCTTCAATACTCCCGCCGATAACAACGACTTTACGAAATAAACTCATCGCGCGGTGCTCCTCGGTAATTGACGACGATAGTGTCGATAAAGAGATACCAGAAGTATATGGCAGTAACCTCGGCGGGAAGGAAGCCGGTGGTATCAAAAAAGGCCAGGACGATACTCGCCGACCAGGTGTACCGCCAGAGCAAAAAGGGGATTTGTAAGAGAAAGATAGGGCTCGCCAAATCGGGCAACCAGTCATAGGCTACGGCAAGGGCACTAGACCCGAGCGCAAGAAGTAGGGTTGCCACCATGAAGCCTGTACGATAAACGAGTCTGGTTTCATCTCCAGCTGCATCGTAATAAAAAACGAACTTGTATTGGTAATCCGCAAGTCTTGCTCTTGCGTTGCTGAGCCATCCATGTTCCATATTGATACGTTGTCCTGTCGTTCTACCTCTAAGAGAGGAGTGGAATGAAGGGGAAACTCACGTTCCAGGCCAAATACCCGCGCGAGTTCTGCGTAGCGTGATGCTAAATCACACCACCCACCGCCATAGACTCCCCCAGCGGTGATGAGTGGGTACATATCGGGATGACCGACCGTACCGTTAAAAGACCAGGTTTCTCCTGGCGCAATCGTGACTGTTTCCAAGGGAGGAACAATCAGCGCAATATTGGTATCTCGCTCATGTCCACGCAGGATTGGCGTGGCCGTATAGACCACCTGGCGCGGAATGAGGGAGAGGATAAAAATAAGAAAAAATGTAATAAAGCTAGAGACGGCGTGCGTCGGTGACATAGACTTCCACGTCATTTTCATCTTCGATACGTTTCCACAGGTCCACGTCGAGGTGTTTCACAAAGAGCTGCAGTACATATGCCTTATCGGTGCGATTCGTAAACACCGGTACTTTTGCTTCTTTTTCAATGTGTTGGGTAAAGGCGCGAATTGCGGCGGGGTTTACCCAGTCTTGTAATTTAAGGGTAATCGTAATTACGTGATATGGTTTAATTTCCTTTCCTCGTTCATCTAGGAGCCGTGGTTTCATAAAGCCTCCTTTGTATATTTTGGGTGTACCTGGTCTAATGCAACAACTTCCAGGCATGTTTCATTTTCATAAAATTCAATTAAATAGATAAATGGGTTTTCGGGTTTGCCCATGAGATAAAATCCGCCGTATCGTACTCCTACGCGTCCTTCCTGGGCGGGTAACTCTACAATACCGCGGAGTGCCCCATGGGCTTCCAGTTCATAGCGGTCGGTACATTGAAAGATATGGTTGGTGTTCATAACTCCTCTACCTGTGTAATAATAATCCCTCGCCCGGGAAATGTCCGGTAGGTAATTAAGAACTTCCCGTCGCTATCTTCAAAAACGGTAGTATACTCATCTGGATACTTCGTGGAGATTTCGTATTGTATCCACATGCCGTCTGCTACAGGCTTAAAATCCCGATGCCAACCGGTTTCCTTAATATCGGATACGGTTCCGTATTCACGCAGTTCATCAAGGCTATTCACATGCATAATGATTCCTAGGTTCATGCTTTCTCCACATGTTCAACAATAATTCGATTTCCGGCGAATTCTTTATAGTAGATAAGAAGCTCCACGTCCCCTTGTAGTAAGTTCACAGTACCTTCGCCCATGAATCTATACAAGAACCCAAAGATACTATCGCTTAAGCCCATTCCATTAGGTTCAACGGGTCTTGAGTAAAGTCCTTCGTTAAAGAGATGGCCGTACCGTGCGAGTTCTTCCATACTCCTACATTTGCGAATAGCCGTTAGGTCTAAGTCATAAAATTGATTAGTGTCCAAGTTTTGCGACAATCTCCTTTCGTTTCACAGTGTAATAGTGAAACCCCTTAAAGCGTTCAAGACGCTCTCTAATTCTGCCGGTCAGGTAGGTAAACACCTCATTCGTGTGTAGTTCTCCCTTCCAGTTTCCCTCAACGCGTTTTCCTATCATCTTTGGTACGAGGGTATTATCCCCGTAGATTTCGATAAAGAAATCGCTTGTATCCTCGTAGTGAATATGCAACCGGCGGAGCATTCTCAGGAGCATTGTAAACTCGCCCTGGTTACTGTCGCCAATTCCGTCCATATCAAACTTGTGGTGGTATAAAATAGTTTTTGGGGATACGTTATCAACATAGATAACATAGCTACCATGTTGCGTACCCCCATCAAAATAACAGATTAACTTCGTCACTCAGACTTGCCGGTAATACCGGAGAGCAATTTCTTTTGATACCAGATTTGCTGTGTTGATGCAACCACCCCTGCATCAAGGAACGGCGTGCCATCCTGGTATACAAGTGGTCCCTTCCAAAGGGTTTTACCACTAGCCAGCATCGCAATAAACTGGTCTAATGCAGCGTTTTCCGTAAAGGCCTCTCCGCGAGTAAAGCCGATACCATTTGTGTCCATACTGTCAAAGTCGTCCCAGTTTGGTGCAAACCATACAAAGTCTGGTTGGTATGCGCGGTTCTTTTGTGCGTCGGCAAGGCGCATGTACTCTGGGTACCAGTTAAAGTACGGAACACCAAGACATGCTTCAGGACCTTTCTCACAGGCTTCTGGGTGGTCATAGGGCAGTGAGTACACGTCCTTTCCATCAGCACGGTGCTTTGCGACTTGTACCGCAACGTCTGGGGTGTCAATACCGCCCATGATAACATCGTGACCGGTAGATACAAAGTCCCCCACAATCGTTACGGGGTCAAGCGTAACACCTGGGATATTAAACCAGAATCCTACCCATACGACATTAAACGAAAGTGGTTCGGTTTGCCCGCGGAGTGCAGTCCAGCAGTAGTTCGCGCCCAGGTAGGCCGAGTTGACAAGACGGCGGGTTTCGTCGTTAATGAGTGGCCCGACGTAGCCAATCTTACCGGTCTTCGTGGAAAGGGCTGCTGCACAACCGGCAATCATCTTGCCGTATTCCATCTGACCCATCACGTTCCCGAGGTTATCTGGAGCCTTTCCTGTGATACGGTCATCGCCTGATGCGTGAACAAACTTGATTTGGGGATGGGCAAGAGCCGCGTTGCGGGTGCCGTCCTTAAAGTCATCCGAGTTGGTGATAATCATGGTAGCACCCTGACCAATCAACTCCTCAATTACTTGCTCTACCTTAACATTGGGTCGGTCAGCTGGGTTAACCTTGTCTACATAGACGTACTTAATTCCCGCATCTTTCTCCACACGAAGCATGGCATCGTGGTGTGCTTGGCTCCACCCGCCGTCGTTAATTGGCCCGACCAACACCATACCAATCGTGGTGGTCTGGGTTTCTGCGGGACTTGCCCCACAGGCCATGAGCATTACGGCGATAATCGCCATCAGTACTGTTCGCAAAATCATTTCTCCTCAAAAATATGGTACGGCAAAGTGCGTAGTAGCCCGCCGTGGGCCGTTCACAGGTGCCACCTGTAGGTTCTTCTAGCTACGTTTTCATAAAGTCATGATAGTACTCGTATGGCTAGTACTTCGCTATCATGTGCACTTCGGCCGTGCCAAAGCTACCAAGAATAGTAGAAACTACGCTTAACCTATAGATAGTATAGCAGGTTTTGTTTCCCTTGTCAAGAGATTAAAGGTTCATTGGGTTCTGTGCTTGCCAATGTGCAATACGTTTCTCGGCGATTTCTTTATATTCCTCGCTAAGTTCAATTCCAATAAACTGCATCCCCTCTAATACAGCCGCACATCCCGTACTTCCACTCCCCATAAACGGGTCTAATACAACTCCATTTGGTGGCGTGACGAGGCGCACGAGGTAGCGCATGAGGGCAATAGGTTTGACGGTGGGGTGGTGGTTGGCTCGTGCATCGCTCGCATCCAGCCCAGCCTCCCGCTCAGCCTTCGACGCTTTGGCGGTGTAGAAAAAGCGTGACGGCGTTGCATCACTCTGCTCGTCCAATGCCTCGCCTGCGCTCTCGTCGAGGATGACGTTGGCAGGCCAGCGGCCGGAGGGTTGCACGAATTGGCCCGCTCCACCTGGCTTTTTACCATTGAAGTACTGGTCTACTTCTCGTGTGGTATTTCCATATGAACCACCATTCAAATCATCATCCGTCGCCACCCTGCACCCATCAATGTTGAGCGCACCGGTGCCCCACGTCAAAACATTGTCGGCAACGGTGCCGGTCAGTGGTTTGCGGGCAAGCACGGCAGGCTCATGAGCTGGCTTGATGGCAGTGCCCCAACCGTGCCACTGCTTTGCGAGGTCGGTGGCGGGAGTGTTTCCAGCGTGTTCGTGATAGCCAACTTCTCTTGCTTTAGTTAGCCGGGGTCTTTCGTCAAGTTCATTTGATAAACCTTTTCCGGCTGTACTTTTTGGAGTAATTGGAGTTCTTATTAACTCCCTCTCCGCACCTGCCTGCTTATCCAACGCCTTGCTGACATCGTGCGACTTCGGAAACCCCGAGCCATACAGCCACATAATTGTATCTCTAATTTCAAAGCCTGCTAAACGAAGTGATATAGTCATCAAATCAACAGTACGTGTCCCTGCGAAACAAATAAGATGTCCGCCGGGTTTTAATACACGAAATACTTCAGACCAAATAGCAGGTGGGGGTACAAAGCCATCCCAGTCTTTCCCCATAAACCCTTTTCCTTCAGGAATGTAGGCTGGGTCATTTGTTAGCCATGTAGTAAGCGTTGTGCGGATTTTCTTTTCATCAAAAGAACTTAACCCGTAGGGTGGGTCAGTTACTATTGAATCAACACTGTTATCCGGAAACTCTTTTAGCACTTCTAGGCTATTTCCTACTCGTAAATCAATCATATAACTCCTTAAAATAAAAAGAGAACGCCCCCGAAGGGGCGTTTCTTAACCCTCCGCTTTCTGAATGCCAATCTCGACAACGAGTTGTTCAGGCTTGTCTTGCCGAAGAATATTCTCGGCAATTTCCTTTGTTAACACGGGTTCCATGTTCTCTACAGCGAGTTGTTTTGCGTGGCTCGCTACCACGTCCTGGGGATAGATAAACCAATGCAGGTTTAGTGCCTTAAAGAACGTTTGATATACACCCTGACTAATCGTAAAGATAGTCAGGAAGTTTGCGGTAAGCGATGTGGGGGTTAATTGCCCTTCAATATACGCGGTAAGTGTCGCGAGTACAACCGAAAGAGCCACCGCTAAACCGAACTTATAGTGACTCGGCCAGCTCAAACGCTTTAGCCACAGGATAACAATAGGGATAACGGTACCACTCAACACCATACTAATCGTTTGGGCGAGTTGCATTTCTGGGTTCATAGATGCTCCATTTTCTCGCTCATTTCGGCGAGTTTCTTTTCTAAATGTTCTACTCGTGCAATCAAGGCCTGCCGCTCAGCGGTAAGTTGGGCGTTTAATTGCACAAGCTCTTGATTACGCTCAGAGAGTCTGCGATTATCTTCTTCTAGAGCACTGATGCGTTCGCTGTGTTGTTTAATAAGTTGGAGAAGGTCATCTCGAAAGTTTGTTTCGGCGGAATTTTTATTCCCTTTAAAGGCAACAAGAGAACCGACTGCTCCAACAATAAGACTGACAAGGGCGGTGAGCGCATCGCTTAAATTAAAGTTTTCTGACACAAGTTACTCCACAGTGTGATGATGAGATAAAAGTGGCTCAAAGATATAGCCGAGGCCAAGTGCGTATCGCCACCGGTTATTTCCGGTAATCTCCTCACCAAAAACTACATCACCACCAAAAGAAAACACTGAGGAATTCTCTGGGAGTGTTGTAATTACTTGGGAATTTCGTGTAGGACTTTTTCGTACATTCGTGCGTGTGTTAGTTTTATAGATAGTATATGGGCGTAAAAAGTGCTTCGACCAGTATGTAAAAAATTCGTCAGTAACCCCAGATGGGTCAATCTTTCTCCCTGGTGGAGTAGCGATGTAGCGGTGGGTAACTCTTTCTAAAAGAGGGAACTTACGCGCTAGCGTGGTGATACCCATCCACATCTCTCCAGTCCAAAACCCCTCGCCTGGCGTAAAGTGAACCTCTACACCAACTGCATGAGGATTTCCATATTTATTTAAGTCTCTGGTGCGTCCTGTATGCCACGCCATGTAGTTTGCAGGGTCAAGCATCTGTACTACCTCACCTTGTTTTGAAACAAGATAGTGTGCAGATACATCGGGGGAGTTTAAAAGAAAATTAAGCTCATTCTCAAACTTCGTTCCTACTCGTCCGTTCGTAGTATGGATAACAAGGCTTCGATATGGAATTGCGTTACTCCTCTGGCTGTACCCCGTCCCTGGCGGGAGGCGATTGTTCTTCTGGAACTCGGGGCGAACTATTATCATTTTCGGTTGGCACCTCCTGTACGACTTCGGTATCAATTTTCTCCTGCTCATCCTCATAGGTAGTACCGTAAAGTTGAGCAATTGTGTCTTTACTGATAGCCCCAATCTGCTGTGCTTGTATCGCCAGCTGAGTGAGCGCAGTAATATCTTGAATGGGTATTGGACTAAAGAATGGCTTTGGGTACCAAGAAAAGTTATTGGCTTCTGCAAGCTCTTTGTATGCGTGTTCAACCCATAGAAGAATCGCTTCGCGTAGGTCATTGAGTGTGGAAATTGGTCCAAGACTTGCGGTCTTATTATCAGTTGAATTACTGCGTAACGTTTCCCCCACGGCTAGGATTCGCGGGAACCCGAGGGCGAGGAAGATGTCCGCATTTGGTTCTACGTACTTAGCCTCATTTAACAGGGCTTCCATTGGCGGAAATACCCAGCTGATTTCTACCGTATGATTCGTGAAGAGGTTAAACACCCTATCACCAGTCACTGCGGCGTTTGCTAGGACCGTCTCGGTTGCATTGATGTCATCATCCGTTGCGGGGAATGTGTCGCTACCAATCTTTACATGGCGCAAAAGCTCACTCGCTCTTGCAGCAATACTGCGGTCCATTTGTTTCAAATAGTACTTATGCTGGAGTGCGTAGAGTGCATTTTGAAGAAATGGCTTTGGATAATCGTCGTAAGAACGGAGCTTTCGGTAAATTGGGCGCACATTTTCCAGCGGGAAAAGGCGTTGCCCTTTTTCTACTGCACGGACAAATGCAGGGAATTCGCGCACGAGTTCTTGATACCCTTGCTTATCGCTGGTACCGTCTCTGCGCTTTCCCTTGGTCAGAATAAAGTCTACCTCAGCGTCTGGTACTTTGAAGAATACCAGGCGAGACGTACCGATAGGGCGACGCTTCAGCTCAATAAACTCAGGATTACGCACCCAGAACTCATTCGGGAACTGTACACGCTTTCGCCCCAGCGTAGAATCAACTTTATTTCCCATGATAGACTGCGTGGTCATTTCAGGAACACTCATTCCATGAATGAAGTAATCCAACGCAACAATCTTGAGATACGGCTGAAGAAACTCTGCGACCGCATCGAAGTACTTTACACCCTCTTGAGGATTATCTTTATCACGGCGATTGCGAAGTTGCGTCATCGACATATCTACCATGCGGTCAATCACGGTACCGACAATGGTATCGTTATCGTAGTAAAACCGGCAGAACTTAATTAACTCGTGGTAGGTGTACTTTTTAGAATTATCAAAAGGCAACGTTGTGGGGTCATAATACCCAGCAACGAATTGGTTATTTACGAAGAATGGAGACGGCATATATGCCGCTACACTTCGTTTAGGTTGCGCTAAAGTCATGTTACCTCTCTGTAGTCTTTGCGGATGGTCTGCCTAGGGCGACCGATTGTGCGATGTTATCAATTTTTCCACGAAGTGCGTAAATAAAACACAAGTAACTTGCAAAGATGTGGTCATCATCAGCAGCCCCGCTTCCACGGTCGCTCATAATGAAGTAGTGGTCGTTTCCAGTAATTCTACGCTGTCGGGTTAATCGCTCGAGTTGCGAAATACCCTCCACATCAATTTCCGAAAATACCACGCGCCCTTCTGTAACCATTCTGGCAAGCTCCTTACCACCCCATGAACGGAAAACTTCAGTGAGTTCAGTATCGTCCTCGGTTCGCCCAACTGGCACACGCTCGTTAAATAGTACGCTAACCACTCGTTCAGAATATTTATTATTTGCATATTCAGGCCTTGTTGTTAAAGATTGGATAATGCCAGGACCTCCACCACCAGCACCTACGTCAATAGCGATGCGACTGGGGTTATAGTGTTTTGTAAGATAGTGAATAATACGTTCTTGCTCTGGATAGTCAATCTTGGTAAGTCGGTATCGCACAAATGTTCTATACGTATTTTCGTACAATCCAATAACTTGAATAATCGTCGGGTCGGTAAACCCTGTGTCAATAGACAGAATGATTGTTTCTTGGTTCTTGACGTTGTGTAGTTTTAGCACTTCTTCGTAGCTTTTTCCCTTCATCTTATCGTTGTTACTAAAGCGATAACTGTAAAAGTCAAACGCTTCGGTTACAAACGCATCGCGAGGGATTACCTGGAAGCTTGCACTACCGTGTTTACCAAGTACGAGTTGTTGGAAAATGTCTTCCTCAATACCACCGTATTTCCGTAAAGAATCGTTCCAGTCATCTAGCGTGAAGTACGGATTGTTCGGAGAAGGGATGCGGTACTTCTTGTACTTCGCTCTTCGCATATCTAAGTCGTATAGTGCTGAATTTCTGAGGCCGTTTGGCACGCCGCAGTACACTTCCTGTACCTTTGGTTCCCAGGTATTCAACGTGGGTTGAAGCTGATTAAACGCGGTCATTGGGAATAACTGCATCTCATCACCAGCAATCTTAGGGATATGCAGACCGACCAAGTTGTTCGATTCCTTTGTACCCGCAATACGCGCGTAGAAGCGATGATTCCGCCCACCAAACTTAAAGTCAAGCGTACCTTTTGACCTATTCACATTATTCCCTAAGAACTCACGTAATAGCGGTGACGTAGTGAATTTGAGAATTACGCGGTCGAGAAGCGGTGTTAACTGGTTTGTGTTTGGCGTGACTAGTAATTGTTCTGCTGTTTTTGGAAACTCGATGTCATTGTTTACAATCTGGTACGTGAGTAAATCTTCAATAATTACCGAGTTATGCACAATGACGTACTCAGAAATATAGGTTTCATCAGTATAGACAGACACTGCATACGTAGCGACTTTGTACGGACGCTGTGTGCGTTTTTGAAGCGGTTCCCAGCGCACTAATGGCGGTGGGTCAATGTCGTCATAGTTGGCTTCAACTCTAACCCCAGGGATTTTAAACGTCTGCCAGAACCGTGTTGCAAACTCTTTGCTGATTGTTTCTACGCGCCACATATCGCGATTGTACCGTAAGTTTCGCGCGCTATACTCATCATGCATTCCGATGTGTACCAGCTTAGTCGCTACGCCAAAGTAGGACAGTACTTCTTGGAAGTCTTTTGCGTATCGTGTGTTAAACACAGGGATGCTGACTTTTTCAAGACTAAGTGTTCCATACTGGGCGAATACCGCCTCAAGAAAGATTTTAATATTATCAAGTTTTTCTTTCTTTAACCAGTCCAAAGTAGCCGACCGGCGGTATCTTCTCTTTAATGTACCAATCTCTTGCTGAATTTGAAAAAGGTAGTGCCTCGATTGCCCCGTGTTATAACGGTCGAAGTAATAATACCCATCCTCAATACGCAGTTTTGTAAAGATGTTATCGTTAATAAACTTTAACTCTTCTGCAATCTGCTTGTACTTCGGCTTGATTTTTAAATGACTCTTTAGCCGCATACGAGAGAGGGCATCATACCCCAAAAGGCGTAACTCAAACCAGCTGTACGAATCGTTTACGCAGTGGTCAGTAGGGAGGTAATTTGCAATACCGACTAAGTCGCCGAGTTTTAAGTCACCAGCCAGTACAAATCCATGCGGAGTGAGTACGGGGTGATTTTCAGTACATTCTAGCTCGTGTCCAGTAGGAAACTCATATGTGTACGTGTATGTCCATTTGTCAGGAGTTACTACCCCTCGACGCTGACGAAACTTCCCGTCAGTTGTGTACGCGTAGGTAATAAAGGAGCCTTTCTGCTCAAGTTGTCGGATAGACTTAAATCCATCAATCGTGTAGATTTTCGCGTTGAGTGGTTGGCACTTACCGATGGAACGCCCGCCAGTAATAATAATGTGCTTGTTTTGGTCGGTGAGGATTTCTTTTTGATATGGTCGGTGTTTGAATTCTTCCGCAGGCCAGTTATTCTTGTTCATGTCCCCGTTATTTGTAGAACGGAGAAACTCATTAAGCCAGATAGGGTCTTCCATAATCTCAAGGAGAGCTAACTCTGGCTCTTCAATCTTTTTCTGGAGTGGCATCGCTCAGAATTACCTCCTCATCAGTTTCTGGAATTAGCTTATCTTCGCTAGTTTCGGGCTGAATTACCTCGTACAAATACTGCTTGCGCCATTTGTAGTCCTTAATATCAAAAAGCACCCCTTCCGAAGCCGCTTTCCGCGAGGCCGTAACGCGCTTGCTGCACTGACTGCATTGACACTCGAAGTGAAACGCTGTGTGGTCCATTACTGGAGAAAACCGCGCCAACAGTATTTTACAATCTGGGCAGTACACTTTAATCAACCGTTTCTCAAGAAAGTTCTGCGCGTTTACTTTTAAGTCAGTAATGTACGTAGCAAGGCTATCTGTGTTTTCCGACTTGCGTGTCTTACGGTCAAGCGCAAGTGCACGTTCAATTTGCAGGTTTCTTTCAATCAAATCGCGCATCGCATTACCGATTTGCTTTACTTCCTCAATGTTATCAACGGCGGATACCTCTGTGACCGCAAGCATCTCTGCTTGAAGTCGTTCAATAATTACTTGATTATTGATAAGCATGGTGAGATTTGCCTTGTCGTTGGGTGAATCTAACGTTTCAATATCGTATTTCTGCCCATACTCCTGCAAAATCTCATCAAATCTCTTCTTTTTCGCCATAAAAACCCCTTTTAGGGAGGGTAAGTCTCCAAAACTAGAGAAAAACCCTCCCTAACCTTATAACAAGTTTTTATACACTACCGTACTGGACAGGCACCGCCAACACAGTCAGCATCCAACTCATCCTCATCAAACATAATAAACTCGCGCTGTGACAATTCCTGCACAATACGCTCCCAGGTTACATGCTCAACTTCATTCTTACGCTTCGTATATTCCTTCTCGGTAATCTCCTCATAGGGCATGAGAGGATATGCGCCGGTGTTCTTTGGAAGGAACGATACGCCAATGTAACTATCCCACCGCTCAAGAATCAAGTCGATAATCGCATCAACTTCCTCAGGAGCAAACGTCACTGTAATTGACGTGTTGTGGTCGGTATAGTTGTTCTGCAAAATGAAATAGCGATTGAGCTGGTCAATTGCTGACTCCGTGTTTGCTGAACGTGGTGCTGAGGTCTTAATTGGGAACTCAATTACCCACGTCTGCGCACTATCGAGTACCTTCATGCGCTCGAAGTTTGAGAGCTTAATAAACTCTTCAGGGCGCATGGTCGTGGCCTCTGGATAGACTGGATAGCCAACGGCCAACATCGTCTTAGCCAATGGGTCAAACGACGAAATACGAACACGGCGGATGTAGTATGGCGCGTATGAGCTATGTGCCCCTGACGACACAGTTGGGAGTTGGCTAATCGTACCCGATGGCTTCACAGCGGTAACGAGCAAAGGCGTTTGGATACGCATTTCTGATGCGTACACCTGTGCAGTTGTATTTGCGCCACTACTCAACTCAGCCAAGAACTCATAAAGCGTAATGTCTGAATCGTAACCGCCCCAAAGTACTGGTACTCGTGAAAGTTCTTCAGTACTATCCACACCAACCGCATCCATAGCCTCCACATACCCAGTAAGAGAAACGCCCGTCAGACGGTCACGCTTCTGAACCTTATCCCAGTGAGGAAGTTCAAGAGTTACATTAGTCATGCGCAACCCAATACGGGTTGCAGTCTCCACAGCCCAGCCAAGTGCATCGAGGTCAATGACCTTCTTACCGTTATGCATCTTCACAAATGCCGCAACATTGACTTCGGACAAGTTACAGACCCCGTTGTCAGCGAGCAAAATCTCGGCACAGGGGTTCGTACCAGCATACCACGGGCGACGACGGCTTGCGGCTTCGGCATTAATAAAACCTGGCTCACCATTGTTCAGCACGCGGTTAAAGATGTCTACCAACTGCTCTCGCGTAGGCTTTTCAGTGAAGTACACCGAATTGTTACTCATACCACGATAGAAATACTTTTCCTTCGCACGGTCAATCCACAGGTCAACCTTCGCGTCCATAACCTCTGTGTCGTTAATATCAAAAAGGGTAATCTCTGATGAACGACGCACACCACCAACAACAACGCATGAGCCAATAATGTTCATGATGTCCATGGCTTGGACTGTTGAAAGTTTTGTACCACCACGGCAGACTACTTCGTGAATTTGCTTGAACATAGTACGAAGTGCGGTATGCCCTGAGGCACGCCCACCGAAAGTCTTCAAGATTTCGCCTTGAGGACGGACGTTGTCGTAGCTAATGATAATTGATTCAACATGTGCATCACCAGTCAACAGCTCGAAATAGATTTCAAGGGCACGAACCCAGCCTTCTTTTGAGTCCCCAACTACGATGTACTTGTCTCCTGCGTCCTCAAACAACTGAGTGTCCTCGTAACGCTCGCTCTTGGCTTTTTGGTGGTAAGGCTTATGCGCAACCACAACGTTATTTTTAATTTCCGGAAGCTCCGCAACATCGCTTGGAAGCACACGGAATCCTACACCAGTACCGAGCATCATCAAGTAGAACGCATCCACAAACGATTGAAATGAATCTACAACTGTGAATGAACAGTTGAAGTTAGCTAGCGGGAATTTCTTTGCGGCTTCAGTACCGCCAATCCACATGGTACGCCCCGCGGGGAAAATACGCAAGTGGAACATATTATCGAAAAAGGACTCAGCGTCAACGCGCAGTGTTGTAATATCCGCCGGACCGTTATACAATGACATGCTATATTCTACAACACGCTGGCAGGTCTCTTTCCAGTGCTCACGACGCTTTGCCTCGTTGTTCCAGCGTGAATAGGTGCGCAAGTAGACAAATTGCCCCAGTAGAGAATTCCACTGGGGATTGTCAGGATACTTCGCAAGAAACGATTCGCTCAAATACATAACTCTTATTTACTCCTGTGTGTTATTTATATCAATGAAACTCGCTTGAACGTCGGTTGTCCACGTTAAGTCCATGAGTTTCATTTTCGTTACTTGTAGTCGCCGTAGGTTCATAATGTACATCGTAATAACCGACTGTACTTTTTGTGCGAATTCATACGGGTCTTCAAACGTATACTGAATAGGAACTTTATGAAATTCGACATGCTCAGTCTCCTGGTTCGCAACGCAAAAGGCCACGGTGAACGTACTTGTCGTGCTATCGTAGGTCCAGTGAGTAACTGAAAACTTATGTCGGCTCATTAGCGATTATCCCCGCTTCCCTTGAGCACACCGCGTGCTTGTCGGCTTTGTAACTTCATGTAGTTATCATAGAAAATATCGCTAATCTGTACACCAAGGTCGTCTGCGGTTGCAGTAACGTACCAGAGAACATCCCCAAGCTCAGCAATCAACGATTCAAAGCTTTCCTGACTCAACTGACCATCCTCGTCGCGCATAATCTTCTTGAGCTTACCAGCGACTTCTCCTGCCTCGTTTGCAAGACCGAGAATAGGATAAACCAGCTCGTACTCCTTGTCGTATACTTTGGTTGACTTCACAAACCGCTGGTAATCTTCCAGACTCTTAAACTCATTTGGTAACTCTTCCATTACTTCCCCCACTTTCCTCGTTGTAATACTAATGCAATTATAGCATAATTCGCCAGGTCAAGCAAGTTATCCTCAATACTTTCATTCTTTGGCGAACGTTTACCCTTGAATTCCCCCGTCGTAATATCGAATCCATAAAGATTCATTAGGCGGGCTGTTTTATCCCAGATGCGAACGACCGCACCAACTTCTCCAGTGCCCAGCATATTGTAGGGCGAGTAGTCAATGTTTTTGACGGTGAGAATATGACGAAGTGTTTCAATAATCTCGTCAATCTCAGCCTCTTGTTCTGGGAACGGTGCATACGCAGTCTTCTTCTCGCTCATAATACCTCCATAAAGTTTGTGAAGTTATGCCCCTCAACACAACTTAACAACATGACTAAGTATACCACAGATACTTTTGCGTGTCAAGTACTTTCAAAAAAAAAATCCCCCTATATACCCCCTAGTAATATAACTAGAATAATAATTATAATAATATAAATAAAACAATAGTAATATAACTATATTAATAACTAGGGTTAATAGCCCCGGGGGCTTATCCAGATTATATCACATCTTGAAAGTTTTGTCAAGTACTTTTGTACACTTGACTTTTTTTCAATTGCGTAGTATAATTTTAGTGGGGTAATATTATACCCTCTATTTATACAGGAGTTATTATGAAAAAATGTATTATTTGCGATAATTTTGTAGTACGGAATACGCAATTCTGTAGCGAGTGTAGTATATTATATCAGGGGATGGAACAAGAACAATGGTTTAAAGACCTCGCAACAATGATGAAAAAGCAGCGTTATATTGATGATATGGAACGATTTAGTCTACACAATGTAGAAAATGGTCGTAGGGTTAAAGCACGGAGAGCGAAGATAGGAAGACCCCCAGTTCCTTTGATTGTAAAAGAATTAATTTTATCTATTTACAGAGGAGACCATGTATTATCCTTACGCGAAATTGAAAAGATTTGTAAGAACAGCGGTGTGTCGGTTTCTATAGGAACTATCCGCAAAATACTTCTTGAGTATAAAGAATAATGTTCCGCAAATATTACTATTACTATCTCAGAGACCCAGGTACAGAAGAAATTCGGTACATAGGAATTACACTACGTCCTAAAGATAGGTATTACGACCACATACATGATGCAAAAACAGGTAAAGAGAAAAATACATGGAAAGCAAACTGGATAAAAAGTTTACTTGCGCAGAATAAAAAACCGCGCATGGATATTTTTCGCGTATTTATAACGAATACTGCTGATGAGGCATATAACCTAGAGCAGGATTTACTTGAAGAGCATTTTAAAAACGGACACAATCTTGTAAATGTTTTAAAAGTCCCCTATTCAGGCAGTAATCCAGGCAGTGTACGCAAGAAAGTTTATCAGTACGATGGGGTTACTGGTGAATTTATACAAGAGTTTCCTAGTGTAAGTGACGCATCAAGAGCAGTTAATGCAAAGATTGACGGTAGCGTTCGTCGTCCTGGTAAAAGTATAGCAGGCGGTTACTGCTGGTCTTTTGATAAAAAGGAGCGTATCGTTATTTCCATTATACCACGCGGGAGACCCTCAATGCCGGATATTGTAAGAAATTCAATCCAAGATTTATACAGAGAAAATCCTTCGCTATCCGTTAGACAGTTATGGAGGCTTTGTAAATCGAAGGGGTTTAATGTATCTCGAGAAACTGTAAGAAGTTTAATGAATGCTGTAAAATTAACATAAACTTAACCTGCTGTATAAAAACAGAGTAGAAGAGTGTAGAGATATTTTTTTTAGGAGGTTCCATGGGAATTAATGTTCCGAGTTCAACGCCCATTACTATTTCTGCTGTACAGGCGAATGATGAGTATTATCAAACGTTTACAATTGCAAATAGTGTCGGCGAGTTAATTACCGAAGCAACGCCACTTCCTGTGGCCGTATCCGTTTCAGGATACTCAGGAACAGCTTCAACGTATCAGGGAACGGTTGTTCCTATTGGCGGTGTCTACATCAACGATATGGCTGGTGGCGATTTTGTGGAAATGCTTGACGGTGAGGTAGGCACTGTGCGTGTAAATTCACGCAGAGCTATGCTTACTGCCTCAGATGGGCAAGTAACAATTTTAAATAATTCCGCCATCACTAACTTTCACGACACAGTAGTAGCTTCTGGTACATTTGATGGTAATGTAGTTCCTGCATACGCAGGTTTCTTTACGTACACAAATAGTAATTCAGAGCGGCATGTCTACATCCCAATTTCCCGCGCTGGATTTCGGCGATTAAACTTGTTTTTCCGACACACGCTACTTAATGACTCAACGAGTACTGGGGCAGTTGTTCCAATTAGTGTGTATTTAGACTTTGGGCAATTTGATACTGACTTCCCTGTGTATTACGGCACTGTTAGTGGTGTTGCTGGTGATTCAGTAAGTCGTGCGTTTCTCAGCTATCAGCCAACAACTTCTGGTGTAAACTACCAGTACATGCCTGAGTTTGATAGCCCAGTAGCAGGGATTATTTTTACACTTGCACCAAGTGAGTCAGTTACTGGAGCCTTTGAATTATACGCGAGTAAGTCAGCATAGGAGTTTCAATGAGAGTTGGACAGTTTGTAGAATGGGATTCCTCGGGAGGTACAGCCCGCGGGAAAATTACCCAAATTATCCGTAATGGAACTGTACCAAACATTGACGCTAAGATTACAGGCACGAAAGAAGCCCCCGCTGCGCGTATTCAAGTATACCGAGAAGATTCAGATGGTAACTATGAAGCAACAGATACATTTGTAGGGCATAAGCTCACAGAACTTCGAGGCATTAAATCACTCGCTGAGGATGAGATGCTTAATAACAGACAGCGCATGTTAATCGAATCGTATATTACTACAGTAGAATATATGGGTATGTTTAACAAGGGCGTTGGTGCTGATGGAGCGCATTACATCCCAGCAGAAAAGAATGTGTTTGCATCTGAAGGTATTGCCTGTAAGAACTGTGTATTCTACGCAGAGGACTCTGGTTCATGTTCCATCGTTAGTGGCGAGATTGAAGAAAACGCCGCATGTAAACTTTGGGTTATTGAAGAGGAATACTTAGGCACAGGTATGCCTGAGGAAGAAGACAATGAGGAGGACGACGATGAGCAAGTACTCTAACATTAACTTTAATCCTCCAGAGGGTGTTCGCAGTGCCGCAAAACGCGGATTAGAGTTGCACGAGAAAGGCCTAAGTGGTGGTGGGTTAGAAGCCGCAACCGTTGCTTGGGCGAGAAAATACGTTAGTGGTGACAATGTCAGCCCAGAACGCGCTCGTATGGGTAACCGATTCTTTGGGAGAAATGCACGGTTTGCGAAAGCACCGAAAGATTCTCCGGCATGGGTCAGTTGGCTTTTATGGGGTGGCGGTGCTGGTAGAGCATGGTTCGCCAGTTTAGTGAGGCAAATGGATAACGCAGACAAAGCAAAATCAAGTGCGTCAACGACAGTCAACGGATACCTTCGCTTGGCTGAGGATTATACGCACCCACTTCATAAAGTTGTAGAGATGATTCTGACCGACTTTGAGGTAAACGCAAACAACGAGGCAATTCCTCAATCCGAGACGGTCAACATTATTCGCACCGCGAAGTACTCACCAATTAAGATTGCAGCTTCAAAGGCTTCTTATGGTGGACACGACGGTGCAATTCCTATCGGGCCTATTATTGATGTGTACGAAGGTACATATAAAGACAAGCTCGTAATTATGGCGAAAGCCCTTATCTGGAGTGATGAATTCTCAGATATATATTCGCTCCTCAAATCAGAAGCAGGGGAGCGTGAATATATAGGTACTTCTTGGGAGTTATACCATCAAGGTTCGGAAGAGATTGACGGCGTAACGTGGCTCAAGAATGTAACCTTTGCGGGAACGTGTATTGTAAACAGCCCTGCATATGGTGAACGTACTAAATTATTAAAGGTTGCAGAAAACAAGAAAATGGAAGAATTACAAAAAGAACTGGAGCTTATTAAAGCTTCACTTGCCGAGAAGGAGGCAGAATTAGATGGCTTACGGAAAGAAAACGAAACCTTCAAAGAAGCCGATGAGCGGCGGAAGCAAGCCGAAAAGAAGCAGAGCGTAGTCACGCGTCTGGCTCAAGCAGGTTTTAGTGAGGCTGAGATTCAAGAAAAACTTGATTTTTACCTTACACTCAACGATGAAACCCTTGACGTTATTGTAAAGGATTTCTCGAAAATCAAACGCAGTGAATCAAGTCAAAAACCTGATGTAGCAATTCCGGAGCCTCGTGAGCCCGATGCCGTGTTGGACCCTGCTACAATCGCTCGAGAACTTAAGAAGATTATTCGTAAGTAATGCCTTACGATTACCGAGAGAACGAGGGAAGGATTTTTGATTACTGCGTGTACCGCCAGGGAGATGAGAAACCGATGCAGTGTTTTGAAACTGCGGAGGAAGCCCAGGCGTACTGGATGGCTCTGACAATTGCAGATGCTACGTCTTCTGAAGCTGGTACAAAAGAGTACTCTCCAAAAGAACTCGCCGCATTTATTAAGGAATCGCTAAAAAATAAATGGCGGTAATTGTATCCGCACGGTATACAACGCAAGCGGTTGCAGGTAAGCATTCTGTAATTGAGGGACGAGCAGTGGTACTCACGAACGCCTATGCTGTAGGTGACTTACCTGGTGTGGAATATCCAGACCACGTAAACCCAACGCGCGTATGGGTTGCGATGATGCCATCAGACAACTTCCCGCTACCAACTCCGCACGATTTATTCACTGCACCATCCACGCGAAGTTACCGAGTTACTGACCCTGCGATTTACACAAACCCAATACTAACGGGAGAGGATTGGTTAATCCCTCATTCAGCAATAGCTGTTCCTGTTATTCACCATTATGAGAAAGTTGCGCTAGTACGAGGAGTTGTTGGTATTACTATTGAATGTTACCAAGAAAGCGTAGAAGTAGAAACTCCGGGAGCTTTACTCGCAATCAATCCAAATGGGTTGTTTAGAAAATCAGATAAAAATCATCCCATTGTTGTAGCGCAGACCGTGTATTATTCACACAGTACTGGAATGCTTTACATCAACGTATTTTAACCCGTAGGCTACGGTTTAGCCAAACTTTAAAAGAGGTATTAATAAAAATGGCTGTACTTGTTACAAGTCTCCGCTCACGTCAAGGCGTGGCTGCCGCTACGATTGTAGAAGGCCGTGCTGTAGTGGTAGGTGCTTCGGGTGTCCGAAACGACCTGCCAAATGTGACGTATGCGACGGCAAACACTGAGAAGGGCGTTTACGTGGCCTTCTTTCCCCCAGACAATTTCCCGCGCCCAACTATTGCGGATTACTACACCGCTCCGTTTATTCAAAGCTACAATTTGAATAACGCTGCATTGTACGGCGACCCAACTTTGACCCAGACGCAGTACCTTGTCCCACGTTCACAGTGGCGCGAGCCGATGGTTTACAGCGGTGAGTTGGTTGGCTTGCATCATGGCAAGATTGGTATTACCAGCGGTTGTTTCATCGCCTCTGCCGATATTCGCGTACCTGGAAACAAGATTAAGGTTGCCGCCAGCGGTCTTTTTGAGTACACCTCAGGCACCTACGCCGTTGGTGAAATTGACCGTTACGATGCCCAGACCGACACGTTGTACATTATCCTTTACTAACTTTGGAGAATATAAAAGAAAAAATGGAAAAGAACGATACTTTGAAGGCATTGGCAGAGATGGCTAAGACTGCGGGTCAAAGTCCCTTTGGTAAGTCAGCCTTCGCAGAAACAATTATTCAGTTGGTAGAGCCGAACCACTTGTCACTTGACTTGTTCAGCACCTTCATGCCAACTCGACAGGCCGCTCTTGGCGATACGATTATTAAGCGTGTTCGTCGCGGTCGTTATGGTGTGCAGACGATGGTTCCTGGCACCAATCACTTGGTGTCGCAACCAACCGATGTACAAGATTACCACACTTACGTATTTGACCGCCTTATTGGTGGTGTACGTGAGTCAACGTGGAATCTTCGTAATGGCGACTTGACCACGATTGATGGTATGCGTCAGCAGTTGCAGTTTGACCTTACGGACAACTTGATTGCAAAGGTGTTCAATCTCTTGACCTCGGTCTGGAACACAACTGACACCCCATCAAACTACGTTGAGACCGCTTCACTTACGTACCCAACTTTGGATACGATGATTGAGAACATTCTTGACTTCTCGGGCGATGTACGGGCCATTATCGGTACTCGTAGAGCTTTGCTCCCAATCTATCAGTTCGCTGGCTGGCGTGAGTATCAGTACATGGATAACACCATCAGTGATATTGCCTATCCAGTAACTCCTAAGTTGCTCGAGTACCTCAACACCAACCGCGTTTCAACCTACAAGGGTATTACGCTTGTTGAGCTGCCACAGGTGTTCAAGAACCAGCTTCCAAACATGCGCGAGCGTTTGATTCCTGACGACAAGATTCTTGTTGTTGGTGGAAACGCTGGTGAGATTCTCATGTACGGTGGCGTGGAGTTCCAGGATTACACCGACATGACCATTCAACCCGCCGACTATATCCTCAACGCGTGGATGTCATACGGTATGATTGTTGATATGCCAGAGAATTTGGGTGTCATTAAGTTGACTGCTTAGTATAAAGAAAAGGAGTGGGGGAGCTTTGCTCCCCTTTAAAGGATATGTCTAAAGAAAATATTTATCCAGAACTTGCTGATAAAGTGGTAAAACGGTACGCAAAGGTACCAGTGCATATGGTCTCAGGCTTCCGCATTGACCCGTATGATACCCGTAAACAAGTCGCGTGGTTGCTCGCAACACGACCTGAGAACTACGATGTGAAGACAAAAGCCCGCACGTTTGAATACGAGGACGAGGTTATTGAACTCTATAGTGAGTTTGAGGCTGAGGCGTTTATCCGTCTTAATCGAAAATTGATTGCGCAAGGACTTCTCAAAGTTTATGAAGGTGTGAATAATCAAGTGAATGAAGTAAATACCATGAGTGATACACAGGTACTTGAGATTATTAATATCCGCGCAAATACTGATTTTCAGAACGAGCTTGAAAAGATTACAAGCCCACTCACTCTTATTCGCATGAAACATATGGCAACCGATGCGGGAAAGTCAATCAAGCGTATTCAAATGATTGATTCTCGTATTGAGGTGCTTGACAATGGCAATAATTAACCCAAACGATATTTTACTTATTCGGCAGAAAGCAGAGGAGTTTCTTTTAAGCACTGCTGAACTTTACCGCTATCAAGGTACCACCGCCGTAGATGGTGAAATTACCGTAGCATATAGCGAGCCTGAAGCTATTCAATGTAGAATTATTAATCGCTCAGGTGACGTGACCAGTTCCGTGGCTGCTCAGTTTAGAGCACTTCAACAATCAACCGCCCGCCAACTATACCGATTACAGATTCCATATTCATTAACGGTAAATATTAAAGATAGAATTAAATACAATGGGCGGTTTTACGATATTAAATATGTTCCCATCAAACATGAAATGATGGGCGCACAAATACTCTTCATTGAGGAGCTTGACTAATGGCACAGGCGTTTAATCTCCAGATTCAACCAACGCTGAAAACAAAAAATATGGGAATTATCAACGGTATTGCCCAGTTTGTAGAAAATAGTGAAATTATGCGGTATGAGTTGGAGAAACGTTCTTTGCGAGCTGCAAAAGAGGTTGCTCCTGAACGGGCTGGCGGTCTTAAGAAAGCAATTGAAATTTCTAAGTCCACTCCAAATGGGTTTACTTTAGGTGTTAGCAATAGCATTAGTTCAGGTAAAGCCGCGGTACGCACCACAAAAACTTATACAGGAGTACTTAACTACAGCTCAACTCCTGAAAAATATCGCCCGAAGTTTTTAAAAAGACGTAAAATAGAAAAGCCTAGTAGGTATAAAGATGACCCGGATGACTTTTTTAATGTCCTTGAAAAATCATCTGAAGAGTACGCAAAAGACATGGACTCGTATAATCAGGCGGTGAAGGAAGAGGATGACCGCGTAAACGCACTTTTGAGCAAAGGATACTTAAAAAAGTATAAAGTTACTAAATCGTTTCAACGCGGTAAAAACTATAACCCATATAGAGACGGCGGTGGTAAAATTCGTGCGAATATGCAAGAGTTTGGGTATCCATATAAAACAACGTACTGGGGTCCGTATAAACCAAACCCAAATGCTAAAAAGGGTCCTGAAGGTAAAGGTTATCTACGCTTAGGACAAGTACTTGCAGCGAAATCCCTAACGAAGGACTCGGTAAACTACAATGTTAATGTTACAGACGCGGAAGTAGTCCGTTACGAGAAAACAATTGAAGCCGAGATGGTAAAAGCCTACACTAAGCTTCTTGCAAAATATTTACGCGGGCAAAAACTCCCCGCGTACTACAAAGGAATTGATAAATTAAAGCAGAAAGCACCAATTCCAGACAGAGCTTTGGCTTATGGTAATGTTACAAACATTAACATTGACTTACCATTACAATTCCCTGAAAACCCCTACTCGTGGATGAATCTCGGAAATAAACTTAAAGGCGTGACTACGTCGCTCAATCAAAATCGTCCATTTGAGCCTGGCTTTAGTTTTTTAATTGATGAGTAAGGAGATTTATGCACGACCCCGTTCTTTACGCGAATGTCTGGAGAATAATTGGCCGCAGTTTATCAGGCATTTTACCTACGTATAGTGGGCGTGTATATTATCAAGCGGCCCCATTAAATACAACATTTCCCATTCTAGTCTATCAGCCGGTAGTTAATCAAGCCTACGCAAACTTAATGCTAAATGATAGTTACTGGGAAGGTGCTGTTATTTTTCGCAGTATTGCGCCGAGCTTTGTTGAAGCGCAAGAACTTTTAGGTACGGTAGCTGTGTATCTCGACGGAGTAGTAAAACCCGTTACAATTAGCGGATTAAATCCTTACACAGTGCAGTATACGATACGCGAAACCCCGAGTTTCCCTGTAGAGCGATTGACCGACGGGTATATATACACCGCCGCAATTACTACGGAAACAGTTATATTTCCAACCGATTATTAGGAGAAAAGAATGACCATTATTAGAGGTCTTGACGGCTGGTTGAAGGTACGCACCAGCGCAAGCGGTTATGAGAACGTTCGCTTTGTGAGTTCATGGAACGCCTCGTTGCAGACCGCACAGGTGGACCAAGGTCCTTTCTTGAACGATGAGGGTAAAATCTACACGTTCACGACTTCAAAGCGAATCACTGGCTCGTTTGATGTGACCTTGCCGATTAACCGTACTGATGTACACACGGCCTTGATTAATGCCGCGAACAGCGGTATTGAAGTAGGCCTTCGCCTGATTTCAAAGGGTGGGTACACTTGGACTGTTCCAAGCGGTATCCTTACAAACTATAACGTCACGAATAGTGCGGGGGACGCTGTTACCATGAGCTTTGACTTTACGGATAACGGCGGATTTGTGGTGGAGAACTCAACGACTACCAACAGTAATACTGAGTACCCATCGTAGGTAAAACAAAAATCCCCCCAGAGTATTCTGGGGGGTTAATTTACATAGATAAAAAAGGAGTGTACAAATGGTATTAGATTACGTAGTAGGGCAAGGTGAATATTACGAGGATATTGATGATTTTTTGAAGGACGACCCTACACTTGAAGTAGACGTAAAGGCGACCGGGATGCGAAAGCGACTACGTATTCGAGCATTGACGTTTGCACAGATGGAGCGAATTAACAAGGCATCCATTGTAGACAACAAGGTAGATAACACTGAGTTTGTTCTTAACACGCTCGTTGAAGGTATTGTTCGCCCGAAGTTAAATACAGCACAAGCACGAAGGCTCCTGGATGCCCACGGAGAAACGGTGAAGGAAATTGCAGACTCAATCTGGCAACTTGGAAGAGTATCACGCGGTGCTTTTGAGCAGTACATCAAAGCACTACAAGAGTCCAGCGACCTACCTACCGACGAGTAGTTATAATGGGCTACATCATACAATTACAAAAGCGTTACTTATTTACGAAGAAACCGCCCAATGGGTATATTCGTTTATACCATCAGATAAAATAAACATTCTCCATATTAAAAGGATAAGAGACATATCAGTCGTTGACATCGGTATTTTGCTAAAACTACGCACTATCGACAAAGAGGCTGAGATTGCACGAAAGCGCAAAAAACTTGCGGAGAAGGAGAAACAAGAAATACTTGAAGAGGAGGCAGTCGTCCGTATGATTAACGGAGGCTAAGAAAGATGACTACACCATCACCCAGAATTAGTATTCTGTTTGACTCAAACGCAAAGTCAGTTGCGAAGCAAGTTAAGGATTTGGAGAATGTCCTTAGCGATATTAATAGAAAAGGCTCCGGAAGAAGAAGAGCTGTGTCAGGTCAATCGCGCACGGCTATTGGGGCTGTAGCTGAGCAGATTAACCGTGCGGATATGACACGACCTGGCTCACAGAACGTCATTAGAGCTGCAAGTCAGGCTGGCTTAGGAACACAACTGGAAGCCACAGCCACGATGGCCGGGACTATGATTGGCGGTGTACTTGGAAAAGAACTCCAACAAGGTATTGGGTATCTCGTCAATGAAAACATGCGCCCCATTAAACAGGCTATCGCTCGTTTACGAGAGCAAGCCGCATCATCAACAAGCCCTGCAATAGCTGCGAACATAACACAGACTGCCGACGATTTACAGGCGCAATTATCTGCGTATCAAGAACTAGCAGTCTCAAGAAAATCCGCACTTCAATCCTTACAAGAACCAAAAGTTCTTGAAAATCTAGAGAGAGTCCGTTCCCAATACAACCGATTAGGTTTAGACGTTGGTTCAATAGGTGACTTAGGGAAGTTTGCTTCTCAGTTATCAACGATTAGTCCTGGAGTTGCTGGGTCTATTTCAATGCTTACAGCTAATGTAGAGAACTTAGACCCGCAGGAGTATACAAAACAATTTCAAAGAATCGCAAGTGAAGGTTTAAAACAAGTTGATTCTCAGAAAAGAGAATTAGAAGCGGCTATCCAACGGCAAACCAGCAGGTCTGACCGCAGAATGGGGACTTCATTTACAAGAGTTTTTGAAGACCGCTTCGGTAAAATTGCGGACTTTTTAAGTGGCGCGGCTACTTTTGATAAAAGCTCCTTACCCAATCAAATGGCGATGTCTGTGTTTAGAGACCAGATTAAGGCAACCGCACCAAGCTCTATCCGAAGTCAATTAGACGCGCGGAATATTTCGCAGTTACAAGCCTTAGCCAGTGCTCGTGCTGGAGGAGACCCTGCACAAGTAGCGACCGCATTAGTAGCCGCAGAAAAGGCAATCCAACGCAGAATAAGGGCTGTACAGGAAGACTTAACAAAGCTTACAAAAATAGCTGAGGCTAGTGGAGACAACGACTTAAAAGCGGCGATTAATCAGTTGCGTGTAACTGCTAACGAGGCGCAACAAAAGCTTCTAAATCAGGTAACTGGCGCACAGCGTTCTATTCAAACCGGCATGATGCGTCAGCTGGACGCATCTCTTAAAACCTTCACCGACTCTGTATCAGGGGCTGGTGGAGATAGGGCCGGAATAACAACCCGCCAAGGATTACTTGAATACAACAATCGCCTTACTGGGTATATTGGAGACTTATTTCAAGCTACTAATAAATCGTTTGCAAATGTGCAATTTCAGTCCTTAGGTGGGCAGAGCCTTGCACAACTGTTTCCCGGTAAGGGCGGTGGTCTTGGTGCAAAAGCGAACTTCCTAACCAATCAGGTTCTTGCTCCAACAGGATTTTTTAAAGAAGCTACTGCGGAGGGTAGAATATCCGCATTAGGCCAGGCAGTAGACCAGGTAGAGCCGAAGTTAAAAGCACTCGGTCTAAGTGGGCAGGAGCTTGCTGATGCGTCAGAGCAGTTACGTGCTGTTCTTTTGCGGGTAATGAAGTCGTATGAGCCAGTCATCTCTACAGCAAACCGTCTTAACGCGGTGCAGTTTGAAGCTGCAAGAGCTAGAGCAGAGAGAGCTATTGCAACAGGTGACTACGCAGGTGCTCGCGCAGCAATTACTGATTTACAGAACTATACTACAACAACAGTACCTACAAGTAGAAAAGCCCCGCTTACTACTGAAGCACAAATGACTGCTCAGGTAGCGGGTGATTTATCTCCTAAAGGCTTAATTAACTACGAAGAAAACATTGATAGAATTGAGCGTGATATTGAACGTGCTCAAAATCGTGCAAATCGAGATGGATTATTTACTCGACTCGGCCGTTTTGCGGGCCGTGCGCTGTCTATCTTCGGTGGTTTGCAGTTTGCTATTGGCGGTACGGCTCAAGCTATCGGAACTTTAGTTGAACAAGCTAACGCGCTAGATAGAGCAGCAGCTACGGTTAATGCATTGTCAGGTTCTTTTAAAGGATTTAATCAGGTTCTGACGCTTGCGGCTACTCAACAAGCAAAGTTTGGTGGTACGCTAGAGCAGAACTTGCAGGGTTTTAACAGTCTTATTCCTATCTCAAAAAGATACGGCGCAGACTTACTGCAATTAGATAATATCGCTCGGCGTTTAGCTGTGATTGACCCTTTGCAAGGGTTTGCAGGTGCTTCTATTGCGCTTAAAGAATTCTTTTCTGGCGACATCACTTCACTTTCACGGCGTTTTGAAATTGACCGTAAGACTCTTAACAGCATTAAAGACGCGGGTGGTCAGTTAGAACAGCTCCAGAAGCTTGACGAAGTACTTGCTGATTTGGGTATTTCCAATGCGGTGCTTGAGGCGAGAACCCAAACAACAGCGGCAACCTATGACCAATTCGGCGCGACACTTAGCAATTTTACGACACTGGTTGGTAAACGATTACAAGGTGGTTTTGAGGGGCTAGTTCTTGCGATGACTAACAGTTTAGATGTGACCAATACACTAAATGAAGCACTTGCAAACGAGCAAGCCTATATTAACTTATCTACAAATATTGAACGAGTCTCTCGTAAAATTAACATGCTGCAAACAGAAACAGAAAAAATTGAAAACCCATTAACTAAGTACACAGGCGACTTTGTAAACTTAGATGCACTAGTAGATAAAAATGCGAAGTCAGTTTCTGAGTTAGTAGATGAGTGGAACAGCTTAATTATAGAATTAAATAGACTACGCGCTTTAGAGGGTAAGCCACTGCTCGCCTTGTTTAGTCAGCAAGATACACAACTCATCCAAGACTTAGTTGCATTAAGCAATCGTACTGGAATATCTGTAATGAGTTTGCTTGAGGGTCGTGACCCTATTACAGGTCAGATGCTCTCTACAGAGCAGACCTTTCAACAAGCTTCTGGGCAAGTCGCGTGGTGGGAAGAGGCTCTTGCAAACTTGTTTGCGTATGAAACGGAGAATGTACGGCGCAGAAATGATATTGCAGCTCTCGCTGGTAGACCTGGAGGTCAAGGTGGTCTTGCAGGTATTCGTCAGTTTACAGACCCATTATTTTTAGCGGAAAAGTATTTTTCAGAACAGTCCATGAATCGTGTACAAGAAGACTACGGTATCTTTGGCGGACTAATTCCTATGGTTGGATTTGATTTACAAAAGAACTTGGATAAGGTCGCCCCTGCATACTTAGAGCAACTACAAGCACAAACAAAGGCACTAGATACTAATACAGGATTTTATGAAGCACAAGCAAGAGTTCTGGAAGAGCAAACAGGGATTAATTATGCAGAAACCGCAGCTGAGTACCAACGACAACTTCAATCCGGTGAGTTGTCACAAGAAGAAGCGAATGCAATTGTCCTTAAACTTATTGAGTTAAACAAAAAACTTCTAGAAGTAACAGAGGAGCGAGTTCGCTACGAGTCGGACTACATTACACAGAATCTAGCTACAGCGTCTTCTTTCGGCGGTCAAGCTCTTAATGAAAGTTTGGTTGGAAGAATCAACCAGATTACTCAAGACAATGCATCAGTCGCTCAGCAGATTATATCACAAATGTACTTAGGCCTTGGTGGTGGTGCGTCCGCGGCAGGTATGTCCCCTCAACTACGCGCACTAGTCAAATCTGCGGAGGAAATGTATGGATTAACGCGCGAGCAGTTATACTATATGTCTCAATTAGAACGTAGACAAGCTAAGCTTACGTTAGAGGCGAACAAAAGCGTTTCTGCATACGGTGCCTTGAATGCCCAGATGTCTGGAATGCAGATTACCCTTCAGGACGCGGTTAGGCTTGCCATGGAATTTAACGAGGGTGTTCAAGGGATTGTATCAGGTACAATGCTTGGGCAACTTTCTTTAGATGACCGATTGCGATTCTTCCAAGGTGAGTATTCTAATCCGATGTCAATGCAGAATCAAAGTGACGTACTTGGTAATTTAGATTCTATTCTAGGATTAATACTCGAAAAAGAGCAGGAACGTTTAGACCTTGCGGCTGAAGAAAAAAATCTCGCGCAAGAAAGAGCCGAGGAGGCACGCAAGGCAGACGAAGACCGCGTTGAATACGAGAAAGACCGTAATGACTTAATTAAAGACGCTGAAAAAGACCGTGTAGATTTACAAAAAGATTATGAGGATAAGAAGTTAAAACTTCTTGAGGACTACGAGGAAAAGAAAACTGACCTTGTAGAAGATTTTGAAAAGAAGAAACTCCAAGCAATTCTTGATGCACAACTGTCGGTAAAAGAAAACCGCACAGACTTTTTTAGTGCATTAATAGGTGCTGAAACTTTAACCGAGGCTGATAGAAATAGGTTTACTGGTGAATATGATAAACTAGTAGAAGAGGCTGCAAGATTGCGTGAGGGTGGTAGCTTTGAAGCTGCTGAACAAGTGTTACGGTCAGGCCTTGAATTACTAACAAATCAAATTAATCTTTTGGACCAGCTTAATCAAAGTCAAGAAGAGTTAGCGGAAACCAGCAAGCAACTTACCGAGATTACAAAAACCTCGCAGTCAGGTATTTTTGGTACTGGTTTATCAAAAGAAAAAGACAAACTGGAAGAAGATTCTAAAAATCTTCAAGAAGAAATTGCACGTCTTGAACAGCGTATTAAAGACTTGAAAGTACTTCAACAACTGCAATATGACGAGGACCTTACTCGTTTAGAGCAGGCTCGTAAACTACGGGATAAAGAAAAGACTGAGTTCAAAGACATGCTTGACGAAATGAATGACGACTATAAGAAAAGTCTTGGAGAGATGGATGAGGATTATAAAAAATCGTTAACTGAGCGTGAGGCAGACTTCAAGGAGTCGTTAACTACTCTGGATGATGAGTTTCAAAAGAATCTTAATAAACAAAAAGACGCAACTATAGAGGCTGAAAAAGCGCAGATTATATCCTTTGACGATATGATGAAGTTTAGACAAGCTGGTTATATTGCGATGGAGGCTGCTAGACTTGCAGCCGAGGGTGGTAATCGAGAGGATATTCAAAAACAATTGAGCGGGCAGTTATCATCAGTTAAAGATTATTTTTCACAGAGAAACACACCTGCGGCCAGAGCTATTCTTGAAGCCTTAACAAAGCTTGAAACATTACCTCCAGGAATACAACAAGGCTTTAATCCAGCGATAGCGAGTGCAATCGGGACTAGTACTCAAAATAACCCATATCTAGAGGAGATGCTCCGTGCTGGAGTTTCTAAAGAAGATATGATGGCTGCACCAGCAATTGCACCGTTCCAAGCAGCTCTTATTTCTAATACGGGCGAGTTGGAGACTAACACGAGTGCTATCAAAAAGTCTACAGAGGCTATAAAACGTTTAGGAGATATTCTAGAAAAGCGTCCTGCGCCACCATTAAATCGTCCTATACAACCAGGAAGTTCAGCAGTTGGTTAAGGAGAACTTATGCCACAAATATTTATTAGCGGGTACTACTCCGGTAGTACCCCTTTTCACTACGAAATTAAACCCAACAGTATAAACATGTCCATAGAAAACTTTGGGGATGATGTACGCGCTTTAGACGGTACTAATCATCGCTATCACCGCGCCTATAAGCGTAAGTGGAGTTTGTCTTTTCAAAATGTTTCTTCAGGAATTGCGAATACATTAGACCGAATCTTCACCACGCCTGACGAGTTTGTGTTTCAGGACATAGAAGGTAATACATATAGTGTATTTACCGACGCAAATACATTCCGCCGGACTATTTCGGCAACGACCGTGTCTCTACAAGGGGTAAGATTGTACACCGTTACATTCGACTTATGTGAAGTATGATTAAAAATTCGCGACAGTACTTAAAGATTACATACAACGACGGAGTAACATCACTCGTTATTCCACCCAGGTACATCGCAGATGTGCAAGGAAGTTTTTCAGCTGAGTTTAATCCAAACACGGAGTTAATGACGGGGATTGCTCCTCCAAGCACCGCACAGGTACGTATCTTGCGTCCAAGTGATTTTCCTCAACTAACTGCATTTCTTTCACGCTCGTTTGACTGGCGTATGACCAAGGTTGAAATGTTTTACAGTGATAATAGTGGTCAAAACTTTTTTAAAGTAAACGAGGGTTTAATATTTGTTCGACAAGAGACTAACGTTGATGTAACTTTTACTATCCGTGGTTATCTTGATTTATTCAATATTACATTAGTAGAAAGTCCACTATTCCGCAATCGTCAAGTTGCCACAACAATCCCCACCGGCTCTACTGACGCGGAAAAAGCAGGTTTACTACAAACACAAAATCCGTACATTTTAGCAGGCGCAGGAGTTGGGGTATTAAATGCACTTCTCTGGGCAATTGGCGGCCGTCCTTATAACTACAAGTCACTGTATGATAATCAGTACACAACTGTTTCAGGTGAGTACCCTAAGTTTTACTTTGACATGGATGCATCAGTACTAAACCCTGAATGGGTTTGGTTTAATTATGAAAATTTACTTGAGGATATTAATTCACTCTGTAAAGCTTCAGGGGGTATTTTACGCCAAGACGGGAACGGAGTTATTCGTTTTGAAAACATACTTAACTTTAGAAAACAATTTAGTGGAATAACGTTAACGGATGCTCATTACTCTACGCTGGCTATTGAAGAACTTGGTACAGAACCATATAATCGAATTGTAGGAACGTATACACCAAGGTATCTTAGTGGTTCTCAAATAGTATACTCAGAAGCCTTACGCGATAATTTATCGTACAACTCAAGCCTTACTAGACAGATTAGTTTTGAAAAACCCGTCTGGAAAATTTTAAACACTACGGTTTCTGGACAACTTAGTGATACCGTAGTAAGTAGTTCTTACCGAGTAGTTAATGACTCTGAGCAAATTGAGTCATTAGATTACGTCGGAACAACTCGTCCAATTTCCTTTAGAATACTTCCCCATACTACTTTTTGTGTTACTAAGTACGTAGCTTCTGGAACTGCTGGTAATTTTGCGTTAGTTCAGGATTTAAATGTAGTGTCCAGTCAAGCAACGACCCTAGATATACTAAACAATCAAGTAAGTGATTTTTCAAGTTTATACATAGGTGAAGTTAAGCTATATGGCCGTTCGCTAGAGTCTGCTACACAACAGCGGTATATCCTTCCAATAAGACAGTATGCAACAATCAGTGGATTTAAAGAACTAACTCTCCCTGATAACCCATACGTTCAATCATCGAACCACATACAAAGACTTGCGGTTGTTTCAAAGTACCTTATGGAAAATAATCGTATGCGCGTCGGTCTTGGGGATGTTCCGTTTATAAGCGGTCTTGTTCTTGGGAGTGTGGTACGTATCAATAGTGCGCTAAATGAGTTAGATGATTATTTTAAAGTAACGCAGATAACACACACAGATGCATTTAGTCGTATGGACCTAGAGGTAATTTCTGTTTCAGGCTTATACATGCAGGATGATTTGTTCATTGTAGGTAATTCTTATACAAACACCGATGTAAAGGTACTTTCTTTTTAGGGGGTTAAATGATTACTGATTTTCAAGCAGTACCGCAGTTTAATAACGGACAGGCAATTTCAGCGTCTGATTTAAACGCCCTGCTATATAACAACTCGCTAATCGAGCGAATTGCAAACTCAAATCAACCTTTGTTTATGATGAGTCACGCATACTCGCCGACGTTTCTTCCTGCGTCTTGGCTTGATTCTGACTACAACTTCTGGGAAGGGTCGTTTTTGTACCGCGAGGGTATGCGATACGCGTACATTGGGTTTTGGTATAAATTGGAAAACGCATTAGACATTACAAATGAGTTTGCATTGGGTAACTTGCGAGGAGACCCCTCGCCAACCCAGATGGCTTTGCATATCTGTGCTTCTTTAAATTCAAAGGAGCGTCCTGTGAGCTACAGCAACACCGGCGTGCAGTACTTTGCATTTGCAGACGCTTCTCGTGCATTGACCACTAACACTACGGGAACCACTACGGAGGGGAAGGAGTTTCAACACACGATTACTATTCGTGAAGGTGCGGGTTCTGGTTCACAGAGTACGCAAGTTAATGCTGGACAAACGTACATTACACCAAATTCTCGTGTATCAACCGTGCGCATGGATATTGGTAATATGGGATTTTCTGATGGTGAGATTGTTACTGTTCGGTTATGGATAGGCACATACTCAAGGTATGCAACATATTTCGACCAATTTGCGTCTATACGAGACGTTTTAAGAAGTAACACAACTAATCCTGGGTCGATTCCTGGTTTTTTCGATACATACTTTATCAACTACGGGGTTTTGTACGCACAAACCGACGGTGACTTATCATATACAGCTAACTGGCCTAGTACTAATTATTCAGGAACATTATCCCAGAATGATTTAGGTATAATTACAAAAAAACAATCTTATATCAAGGAACGCATACAGCAAAGACCTAGACCGCTTACAGGTTCCATTGTGTACATAGGTACTAGAGGTGGAACTGCTTCTTTATTTTACCCAAAGGGAGACCATAACCTTGGAGACCCTGACTACACTAAAGAAAATTACTGGATGCCAAGAAGTTCTACAACGTTTGAACCGATGTACGCAGATTCTGTAAACATGGTAACCGGCTATAATATTAACTCTTGTTTAGCTTCTTTTTCATGGAATCCCTATTTATCTAAATACGATACTATTTATTTTGATATGCGGTTCTTTGGTAGAGGAAATACACGACAAGTACTATTAGCAGATTTAGCAGAACAACCAACGGGGTTGTCATCGTTTAGGCGTGTCCGCAGGGCAGACGACGCTAGTAAATTGTATCCTTATATACTTGGAGATGTTATCTCAAGTGATGCAAACAGTTCTTTTTACGGGGCTTATGGTTCAGCAAGTGCGTTATCCGCGGGTGTTGAGGAGCCTTATAATGCGGCTAGGTTTAAAACTTATTTAAATAAAGCGTTTAACGTGCGTATACCGTCGCCATACACACCGGTATATTCACCAGAGTTACAAGTTTATTCAAACCAAAATAACGCACGCACTAATTACTATCTAGCAAGCGGATTATGGGAAGACTCTATACCTATACGCTTCACTGAAGACGTTGTTGACGGTATATACACTTCGTGGGGTTTATTTAAATCTGATAATCAAACAGTGCAGTTTGGTTTTCGCAGTGACCTTGACCCTGCTATTATTAATAGCACGTTCCCTTTAGAAATTCCCGTACCCAATGGTGAAAGATTTTATGCTCACTCGTACCAGGCTATCTATAACGGCCCTACTTGGAAGTGGGTTACTGCAAATGGTGTTCGTGGATATGCCCCTGTATTTATTAATTTATACGACCACTCAGGTACTGATAACGTTAATAAAGAAAATTATACAAGCTTTATACATGTTTTTGGTATGAGTACTGGTTCTCCAGAGTATAGAGATTATGCAACCCCTGTGGACTACAGTGCGGAACAACAACTAACCTATAGTGGTTTAGTTAACGAGTTAACCAGTATTCACACAGAGTTAAATACGTATTATACAGAACTGTTTTCAGTGAATCCTTACTTTTCTCGGTACGACATGTTCTGGGGTGCTCCAAAATCACCCACTGACTACATGCCATTACTAACGGAGTACAAAGAAAAATTTTTCTATTTTAGTGGGCAACGGCAAGGTAACTACTTGATTCTAAGAGGAAAAGATGTTACAATGTATTGGGGAGAGGTAGAAGAAGTAAATCTTACTGACGAGATTAAAGGAAGTCTTTACCCAGCTTCATCGGTAAACCTCACGTTTAGTGATAGTACAGGACTTATTAGCGGGGACACAGAGGAAACGGTCATTGTAAATCTAGACGCTTTAGGCATACCGCTAGGTTCACGCTATCATCTACAAGGAGAGGTAATTTATGCGGCAGAGTTTTTTGAGGAGCCACTATGACGAATAAGAATAGTCCAGTTCGTATTATTGACCAGAAGGGAACGCCCCTTGTAAAAAACCCCCCTGCAACTACTGCTAAATTCAATCCATACACAGGCTCACTTATTAAACAAGGTGAGGCCAAATCATATGGCGTTTGGCTACGTAGTACAGGGGGTGGATTAACCCGCACTATCCCTGTTACAATTTCAGCAACAGACACTAGACTAGTCTTTATTCGTATCGCTATCCCAAACGTCGTTGTGCGGTTAGATAACCCTAATTACACTCTAGAAAAACTAAAGTTCTTCTTTACGTTCTCGCCTGAAGTTTTTAATCAATATCTTGAATCACAGTACTTTCTTGGGAATGATGACAACCTAGATAAAATAGTTACACTTGATAGTACTTCAGTACTTTCTCTTAGAAATACAAGTGGTCAAGGTGCGTTAGAGATAAGTGCACACATCGCACGGTTATTCCGAAAATACACGCTAGCTGATTTAGTAATTTTAGTAGGAGCTGCTTCAACAACAGAGGGCTTAAGCTCAGATGACTTGTTGAGATTATTTAAAGCGAATGAATCTCGTCTTGTGCTACATTGTCAAGTAGGTTTTCAAGACCTTGTACCCCTTAAAGCCGGTAGAAAAGTACCCTATGTAAAACGAACAAATACAACAGTCCAATTTACTTTTAGTGATGAGCGTTTACAAGAGGATAGCTTAGGTGATATAAATTTTTCTGTAGAAGGCACCGAAAAAATAATTCAGTTTACAAAAAAGAATATCTCGCGTATTGAATACAGTGTTTATTCTATATCTTTTGGAGCGCGTGTAAAGGTACTTACAGGATTTATTGGCCCGCTACGTGCTGAACAAGACCAGTTTAAAGAAAGTATAAAGTACACACCGTCTATTACCGACTTTAGCTGGATTAATAATCTTGCTGGAAGCGAGCAGCAACTTGTGGAGTTTTTACATAGGTATAGTAGAAATCTACAATTGTCTATTGACCGCGTAGTAACTGCAAAAAATGTATCTTATACAGGGACTACACTACGTGAGCGGTATGGCCTGGATGAATTCTACACCGCGGATACTACTCAAGAAAGTTTCGTAAAACCATCTATGCGTTATAGTATGAAATATTCTTTTACAAAAGGTACTCGTACTTTTGTTGTTGACACTGGAGGACCTACTCAGGACGTTGTAGGTTTTGCTATTATATACACAGGTGCATCTTCTGACGGTGGTATAACATACCCTTCTTTTTCAAGAGTAATTCCTAAAAAAACACAGGCTATGTCTGACGAAACGCGGTACGTTATCGTTGATGGACTAACCTCTAAATTTTACCCTATCCCACAAGCAAACTTGAGGATTACAATCTATACACTATTAAGTAACGCGCACGTTGGTAGTGTGGTTGTGCAGTTTAACTCCCCGCCACGTATTCGTTTACAAAAACTGATACCAACTCAAACACAGAATGTGGGGTATTTTAATCAAACAATTAAATTGAGCACCGATAAAAACTCAATAGTATTCAATGAGTTCGGTAAGAGGGGTAATGCTTTAGAGGCAATTACGGATTTTAATTTAGTTGTCCAGCGACTTGTTGGTACTAGATGGGTCACATTGACAAATGGGATTATTCAATGTACAATGGAGTATAACCCTGATTATACTGGGGTACGCATTTTTAACGCACAGGGAAATCAGATTAGTAGTATCTCTATCGCTAGATTAACTAGCGCGCGGGGAACTTATCGAGTACTTGCCGAGCCGAAAATTAATGCGGCGTATTCTCTATACTATGAATCAACCACAAGTCTTACCAGAATACAATTTACTAGATAGGAGATTTAATGGAACCTGATGCTTTAAGCCCTGGCTCTAGTCCGTATTACGACTTCGTGTATAACAACGAATCCGATGTAGAACCTACATACTGGCCGTTGATTATATCGCAAATGCAGACAAAAAGAGCCGCGAACGAATTATACACGGATGACCCCTCTCAGTATATTACATACAGTGGGTCCTGGCAATCTCTTTTAGTGGCACGAGAAAAAGAGGGGCGTTATAGAAACTTTAGTATCCGAGCGTACTCTGGGGATTCTTTTAACTTTTATATCAGTATTCCTTCTGGCGAGCTATCTACGTATTATTCTGGTCCCGTTACCAGCTCGGGGGCATACTCGGTACTCACCGCTTATGACCTAGAAACTGACGCGCAGCAAACTCCCGTAGTCTTTCAAGCTCCCGATGATAACATACGCGTTTATACACTACCCTCTATTCAAGCAGTTGACTGGGTACGGTTACATCATGAATCAGTAGTAAGCGGACAAGCCTATCGTATCTATCAATTTCTACCGCGCACACTTATTCAAGTAGACGACCTAGAAGCTGACGTAATCGACGCGGTGACTATTCGTGTATCGGATAGTATTGTAGTAAGTGCTGATGATTTAGCCCCCGGAAGTATTACTGGTGAAAAAATTCTTGCGGGTACTATATCGGGAGTGTTAATAACCCCGGGCACTATTACCGCAAACGAAATTAACGTAACTCAGTTGGATGCTTTAGCGTCTAATATGGGTACTTTAACAGTCAACAGTGGTCTTACTTTGGGTCAAGATGGATTTCTGTGGACTGGTTATAGTAAAAGCGGTGAGTATACACTCTCAAAAAAGGGAGTTAGAGTAGTAAATTCTTTTACTGTTGGTGCAGAGGCTTACTTCCCTGGTGGTGGTAGTGTTGTAAGCTTTGGTGACTTGGATGACGCTGCCAAAACAGTTGCCTATCCCCCTACTTATTTTACTACTCCTAGTGGTACACTTTCAAATCCTTTGTATACTCTTAGTCCTTATTCCGGTGAACTTAACTACTTTCAAATAGTTGCTAATCAGTTCGGTAAAATAAATCAATCACAGTCAGCGTTTAATGGATACAACGCCGATATTAGATTAGGATTCTCACCAGACATAGTTGATGACTTTAATAGTAATTATAGTTCTTTTAAAATAGGGGTGATAGCTTCTGGGTACTCTCTACTAAGCTTGTACAGTAGAGGTTACTATACAGGTTTAACCCCCGAGTCCTCTAGTATAAACTTAGAAAACGGCGAGACTTACATAACCAGCACTCACAGAATACAATTAAACAGCCCGATAATACGCTCTGTTGATAGCTTTAAAGTCTCGAAAGATATTTCTCAGTCTTTCCCTTACATAGAAATGTACTCAGATGTGCTTTCTGTAGACAGTACAAACTTTGTCTACAGTAAACCAAGTGCCGGTTTAGGCTCGCCTGCGGTAGAGAGATTACGTATTACAGCCGAGGGTCAGGTGTCAATTAGCGGTGCTTTAACTGTTAGCGGTAACATTGTTGGTACGGGTGTACTTCAAGTATCTGATGGTTCTGTTTCAGCTCCTACACTTTCCTTTAGAAACGACACAGATACCGGATTCTACAAAGCAGAGGACAATGCTATAAGAATTGCTACAGGTGGTAACTTCACCGGACTGTTTGCTACAAATCAAATTCAAATGGCATCAGGAACAGAAGCATTACCCTCCTATACATTTGTAAATGATAACGATACTGGTATGTTCCGGAGTGCGGCTAACGCTGTAGCTTTATCAGCAGGTGGTAATCAGATTCTCACTGCGGCCGCAGCTGGGCAAGTACTAATTTCCACAACTAACAGTAATGGTCAGCTAACTATTGAAGTACCAAATGGAACTGCTCGAAACTTAACTACATGGAGACAGTTTAATGATGCAAGCGCGTATATTAATTTTGTCTCTAATACCATCACAGCGACTACACCCATACAAACGTCGGCACTAGGAACTTACTACGGAAAGGCAAGAGTACAGGTAAACGGCACAGTTCGCTGGATTGCCTTGTACAATACTTAAGGAGGACTTATGGCTTTAGCTAAAACAAAATCTACTAATTTTGGTGTTGATACCACGTATCATAAGCTAGGTACAATTAATATCTCGTGGCACTTCAGGACTTGTTTTGTTGACGTTTTTAGTTACTTAAATCAAGATACGAGGGAGCAAGAAAAATCACCGCTATCTACTTCCTATCACGAGTTTACAGAAGATAACTTCACGTTTGATATTACTGGTAACATTAGCGAACAAGTTTACGAAAAATTAAAACGATTACCGGAGTGGCAAGATGCAACAGACTGCTAATAATATGACAGTAGAACAAGCTCTCACTCTCTTACAACAGGCTACGAGTCAGTTTAAAGGTACGCTACAAGACCACCAGCTTATTCTACAAGCGTATCAAGTAATTATCGCGGCAATTAACGAGCCAAAAATTAATATCCAAGCAGAAGCGGTAGAGGTGGCCCAGGACTTGACAGGGAGATAAAAATCTGGTACAATCAGGAGAAGCATGATTACAACACCCACAAACATTGATTACATGATTGACCAAGTGCGCTTGCGTCTTGGTGATTTTGATGGCACGGTTTACTCAGACACGCTAGTACGCACTGCGTTAGTTTCGGCAATCAAGTACTTGCAAAAACGATGGAGAAGTAAGTACCAGGTAGTCACCTCGGGAACGTACACAGGGAACAATGAGCTAGCCCCAAGTGGATTTGCGCAAGCGAATACTATTGACGGTATGGCCTACATTCCAGACGGACTCGTAAATAACGACGTATTCCGTAATCCGTACATTACGTTTAATTCTACACAACCACCAGTTATTGAACAGAACGACGAGGACGCAATCGTACTGGCTACTGCGTACATTGTACATTTGGCTAAGCTTACAAATAGCTCAAGTACATTTGTATCCTGGTCTACTGAAGATATTCGCTACACAAACACAACCGCCGCAAATACTATGCGTGCAGTTTTAGAAACATTACAAACGGAGCTGAACACTGTATTCGCTACACGTATTGCACAACCAGTAGTGAGTCGTCAGCCTGTTAATATTATTACCGGAACGAAGGTATACTAAAGGAGAAAGTATGGCAAGGGAATTACCAAAGATGCTGTATGTTGGAGACTTTCCAGCACCTACAGGGTTCGGCATCGTATCGCGAAATTTGATTAAAACGTTTCGTAAGCACTACGATATGTACATCGTGGGAATTAATTACTATGGTGATTATGACCCGTTGTGTGAGGGTTTAAAGGTCTATCCGGCTTCGGCGGGTACTGGTGATGTGTATGGCGGACCGAAACTTCAAGATTTATTGTTTACAATTAAACCAGACGTTGTGTTTGTTCTTAACGACGTTTGGATTGCGATGGACTATTCACGTATTATTACAATGTATCGAGAAAAGTTTCCAGACGCAAAAACTAAATTTATTCTTTACACTCCTATTGATGCAGAGAACATTAAGAAGATGTTTCTTGATGGAATTGTTCAATATGACCACGTAATTACGTACACTGAATTTGGGCGAGACCAGATTAAGCACGCAATCTCCGCAGAAAAACTCCACGTTATTCCACATGGAGTTGACTTGAAGAACTTCCGCAAATTGGATAAAGCTAAACTACGGAAGACCATGGGAGTTGGTGTTGATGATTTTCTTGTACTTAATGTAAGTCGTAATCAACCACGCAAACGTCTTGACCTTTACTTCTACATCTTTGCAGAATGGGTAAAACGGTACAATCTTCCGAAGACTGTTCGCGTCTATTATCACGGCGCGTTGCAGGATGTTGGTATTGATATTATTCAATGGTGTCAGTATCTTCAGATTGAAGACCGTCTGGCAATTACGTCAACCGACCTCACGCCGGATAAAGGTATCACTGATGAACAGATGAATATGGTGTACAATGCGGCGGATGTATTTCTCACAACCGCACAAGCAGAAGGCTGGGGTCTTCCAGTTGCAGAAGCGATGGCTGTAGGACTTCCGACAATTGTACCTCGCCACTCAGCTCTTGCAGAATGGCCTGAAGGGAACGCAATTGAAGTTGATTGCGTAAAGTTCCCTATTCTTACCGACCGTGGCTTGAATACAATTCACCATTTGATTGATGTGGAGGCGGCTATCCAAGCGTTACAGTATCTCTACGAAAATGAGTCTGTGCGTAAGGTGTACAGTGAGCGTGCTGAGAAGCACATGAAAAATAAAAAGTTTGACTGGGAGCGCATTGGTTCGCAGTTCTTGGAGATTATGAAAAATGGAAAAGTCAGTGATTGAGGGGCTCGCGAAAAAATACGCGCGCAGACTCTTGACAAAGTTGGAAGAACTTGGTATACTTAATCCTGTCGTGAGGAAATACGTTCTAGACGAGATGAATAATCTTGCCCGAGAGTTATCCAATACCGATAAGACTAAATAAAATCTTTTGAAGGAGAGTTGTGAACCGTATGGGATTCGGAAGTATGCTTGATGTTGCGAAGAGTGCAGTGAAAGAGTCGATGGGTGATGGTGTTCGTATGCCGAATGCGTTTTTGGATGTGCGTGAGGGGAAGCGAACGTTCCGCTTTATCCCTGACCCAAAGAATCCTGGGGAGCCATTACAGGGCGAAATCGTGTTGAGCGTGTGGATTCCTGTGATGAAGGATGGGAAACTCGTAGAGCGTCGTGTGTTTATTGATGAGCAGGGTCGTCGCTTGTTGAACGAAGCAGACAAGGCGGCTGGACGTGATGGTGATACCGCGTGGGCTAGTAAGATTAAGCGTCGCTTCTTCCTGAATGTCTACGACCGCACTCGTGTTATCAAGTTGCCTGAGGGTACGATTGTGTACCCGAACTTGAAGAACGAGTACTGGCAGAAGAGTGCTGAAGGCAAGATGAATCAGATTGCTGGTACTCCACAACCAAACAACACGGTAATGGTTTTGGAGGGCTCTGTCTCACTCCGCGCTGACCGTCGTGGTGGCTTGCTTAATGACCTGGACGACTTGTCGAAGATGATTTACGATGAGAGTGGTACCAAGTTGGTTCCAATTACTCATGTAGACATTGAGATGGTTACGAAAGGTACTGGCCTTGCAACCAGCCGGACCGTACACCCTGGAATGAACCGTGAGGCATTCCCTGCTGACCCAGCCACGTTGCCGGTGTACGACCTTAAGGCTTTCACGAAGGCATGGCCGATTGACGCAATTGGCTTGTTGTTGAACGGTACTGAGTACACCGAGGTTGTGAAGAACTTCGGCTTGTCAATGGTACCGCAGATGACTCAAACTGATTCTAAGACGGCTGTTGCTGACTCGGATGACCTGCCATTCTAGGATACAATGGAACAAGGGGCGTACTAATACTACGCCCCACTTATTTTTATTAGAGGTGTGCTATGAATTATAAAACAACCTGCCCACGCTGTGGCGGAAATGACTTCTACGTAACACCGCATAATGGGATGGGTTATTGTTTCCATTGTACGTACTTAGAGAAGAGTGGAGAATCTCGCGAGGTTACACAGTTAACGTATTCTATCGAAGCGGTTCGTGGGGCGTATAAATATCTCGCCGACTACTACCACTCATCGCTTACAGAAACTGCACGCATTTATCTTAACAGCAGAGGATTTGATGACACAACAATCCAACGCCTTAAGTTAGGATATATTACCGAAGAGTGTCCGAAGATGTTTGATAAAGCCCTAGCGCGAGATACTGGGCTTTTTGTAGATGGTAAGTCTGTACTTGCTGGGCGTATCTCGTTTCCCTATCTGGTAAAGGACGCGGTTACGGATATTCGAGGACGGTCTCTTGATAAGACCCATCCAGTTAAGTACAAGTCACCGCTTGGTTCTTCTGAGGTACGTGGCGCGATATTCCCCTACAACTTTGATGACGCACATACAACACACGTAGTGACTGAGGGTGAGATTAAGGCTGCAATCTCTAGCCAGGCTGGCGTTCCGGCAGTGGCACTGCCTGGAATTGTTTCATGGAGACCCCGATTACGGTGCGGAGAAAAGCAGGTTATTGTGTTTGACTCCACCACAAACCGTAGTACGCGCGAGATTACACTCCGTGCAATCGACTCGCTTGCAAGTAAGCTCGTAAATCCATATGTAGCTATGCTTCCCCTACGCGGGAATGAGAAGATGGATATTGATACCTACATCCTAACTTACGGTGAATCTGAATACCGTTTGATTATACAAAATGCCCTACCGTACAACGAGTGGGCTACACTACAAAGGAGACCAAATGTACACTGACACAACAGCAGAATGGCGACTACTTTCTACACTGATGGACAGCCCTGCGATGCTCCATAAACTCACAAGGGAGATTTTCACGGAGGAGCGTCAGGATATTTTAGAGGCCATGCGCGGTGCCTACATTAAGTACGGCGAGCTGACATACGAAAGTGTACGCTTGGCTTTACACGGAAATATTCCGCCCCAACTTACTAGTGGAGTTGTGGCAAATCAACAAGCACTCGTAGACGAATTAGTACTTATTGCACGCCGTCGTCAATTATACCGTGCGGCGCAAAAGCTTGAGGAGCAGAGCCGTTTGTTTGTACCCGATGAGGTAGAGATTGAACGTAGTCTTACCTTTGAGCCACTCGCATCAACGGCTGATACAACCATTGTACCAGGTGCGCAAAAGATGCTTGGAGATTTGTTTCAAAAGACCAACGGACAGTATCAATTCCTACGCACTGGTCTAAAGTTTCTGGATTCTATGATGGGCGGTGAGTGGATGCCAAAGACGCTTACGGTAATCATGGCAAAGCCAGGGACTGGTAAGACTGCACTTGTGGGGCAGTCAATGATTGAGATGGCTCGTCAATACAACGTACCGTCTATGTTGATTAGTCTTGAGATGGCAAAAGAGCAGTTGGTACTTCGATGGGTATCGTATATGCTCGAGATTGATTCAAGCAACTTGCTTGTAGGGCGTATCACAAAGGACCAACGTGACCAGGTTGAAGAGGCTGTGCTTGAGTTACAGCAACTTCCCATCCATGTCATTGATACACCAACACTCCGTCTTGACCAAATCAAGAAAGAGATTAAAGAGTTCGCACAGCGTGGTGGGCGTGTGGTTTTTCTGGACTATGTGCAGATTGTGAACCACATGAACACTGGGATTAAAAACTATGACCTCGGTGAGGTTGCACAGGCATTAAAGGAAAGTGCGAAAGAAAACAACATCGCAGTTGTTGCGTTATCACAGATGAATAAAGGTGAAGGTCTTGACGCTATTCGAGACTCAGGAGAAATCGCACAAATTGCCGACACCGTTATTCAACTCTCGCCAATTGACGAGTTTGCTGATGACCATGGTATCCGTGGTATCAGTATTGACTTTCACAAAAATCGTAATGGGAGACTTGGAAAGAGTTCCGTTGCTTTTAATGGAGCCTTCCAAAAGTTTATTTCATGACCGTTAACCGAATCGTAAAGCCTGTGCCAATCACAAGCAAAAGGAGATTTGCACAGTTGGAAAAGAACCGCAAAGAAATTAATCGCCTGAATCGACAGCGAGCGAAAGCTATGGAAAAGCGAGTAGCTCGCTACCTGGATGGTACGCAAACACCACAGTCCGGGGCTGGCTCTGCAAAGGGAGATATTCTTATTGACTTTGTAAACCGCCCCGGAAAATACATGATTGAATGTAAGATGTCCTCAGAGACTACTGATGGAGAGGCTTCAATCACTGCATATAAACTGTGGTTTGATAAGATGTATAAAGATGCAAGGGCTATGCGTGCGCTGTTTCCTATTTTGGTAATTCACTACCACAATCGCCAAGGCGACTATGTAGTTGCGCCAAAGGAAGGGCTGCTTAAGTTAGGCATTACGTTTGATGAAGTTGGGGCATTCGTCAAAACATATAATACAACGGCAAAGTCGTTTAAAATCCATTCACGACATGCGGATACCACAAAGAAACCGCCCTACTATATTGTAATTATCATTAATGATGTGGTATACTATTGTATGACGTTAGAATACTTTAGGGATATAATGAAGGAGATTTAGTATGGACACTATGAACGAGAAGGTATTGCTTCCTGTGTGGTCGATTATTGAGCAAGAGCCTGGAGTAATTCGAGATGACTGGCCTGGAGATATTGATGCGGATGCGGCTATTCAGTCCGTAACGTTCTTTGACCGCTGGACATTTGAGGCTTACTATAGCAAAGACCAGACTTCTATTTACATGCTTCAGTTTGATGACCAGCTGGATATGGAAGTGGTCTGTGTTGCAGAGTTTAACGATGCACGAATTAATAATCCAACAAATTTCAAGGCGTTTGCCATGTATTATTTCTTGGAGTTCGTGAAGTCTGAGGGTATTACTAAGATTGTAGAACCGGAGCAGGAGTAAACAATGCAAAAGTTACTGATTGATAACGGATTGTTTGAATCATTACAAGGGAAGTCAGTATCTATTAGTATTAAACAGGGCGACGTTGTTTCGCATGTCCTCGGTCCGATTGTGTTTCTTGGTGTAGAAAAGCAGAAGCTTACCGGTATGAAGAATGCGCCTGAGAAGCGTACTGCAAACGACAAGTCCTATACCCCAGGTTGTTTCGCGTTGTTATTTGAAAATAACGCCCGCCTTGTATTCGTAGAAGAGGATACAAAAATCCTTGCACGGCATCAAGGTGTACGTCTAGTACTTGACAATACTACAGTAGATGTGGTAGAATATACAGTATGAACACATACACTATTTTACGAACAACTACCGAGATTTCCTCGGTAGTTCACTCCCTCCGCAATCGCCCTATTCTGTACCTTGATACAGAGACCACTCACCTGGACCCACATCGAGCACGCTTACTTACAGTGCAGGTATACGACGGTGAGGAAGCCTATGTAATCGACTGCACGTCCTTGTCAGATATTTCGGTAATTTCTCCGCTGTTCACAGGAACTGCCCTGAAGGTATTTCACAATGCGGCGTATGACCTAAAGATTATCTACAAGAACTTTGATTATCTTATCCGTGATGTGTATGATACCATGATTACCGAGCGTATGCTTACCGCAGGATTTCCTAGCGCACTGTACTCGTCGGCCTTAGGAGCAGTCGCTGAGCGTCGTCTGCAAATCAAGCTGGATAAATCGGTACGAAGTACCTTTACAACCAGCGAGATTTCAGTCTTAAGTCAGGAGCAACTTGACTATGCAGTCAACGACGTATTTGTGCTTAAGCCTATCCATGAACAACAGATGCGCGAGGTTCAGGAGCACAGCCTGCAGAAAGTACACGAGTTAGAAATGCGCTTGTGTCCTGTAACAGCGATGATTGAGTACACAGGTATGCCATTTGACGATGAGCATCTGAAAGAACTCGCCCCGACGTTTATTCGTCTTATTGAAGAATCTGATAAAGTACTTCAAGACGTATTCATCAGTGCAGGGGTTTGTGACCAGATTGTATTTAGTCGAGACGGCTATCGTGCAATCAACCCTGGGTCATCCCAACAAATGGTAGAGATATTCAATAAGGTAGGTATCAACGTAACGAGTCTTAATGCTCGTGTCGTTATGCAGTGGGATTTTAAGAACAAGAAGAAGGCAAAAGATTTCACAGTGGACTTTGCTGAGTTATCACAGGATGCTGACCTGGGTGAGGCGATGGATAGGTTCGGTAGCTTTGAGAACAAATACCTACAAGCGTATGCGTTCTACACTGCGGCTAAGAAGATTTATTCCACGTATATCAAGGCTCTTCCTGAATTGCGGAATCCTGTAACAAAACGGATTCATTGTTCGTTTAATCAGTATGGTGCGGCTACCGGTCGTTTCTCAAGCTCATCTCCAAATCTGCAAAACATTCCGTCAGACCAGAAGATGAAAAACTTGGGAATCTCATCAAGTATCCGTCATGCGTTCAAGGTGTCATCTCCAGGGCGTAAGTTAATCATCGCCGACTACTCAACTATTGAGCTGGTCATTATTGCAGATGCAAGTGGTGATGAAGGTCTGATTAAGAATCTAGATGACTTGCATACGTTTGTTGCTCGTGAAGTTCTTGGCGTTAAAGATATTAACAATAAGAATAAGAAAGAGCATCCCTATAAACTCTGGCGCGATGTAGCCAAGATGGTGAACTACTCAATCGCCTACAACGTCGGCGGTGATAGTCTTGGTAAGCAGATGTCGATTGCCCTATCCCCTCTGGGTGAGAAGATTTCTGCGGAACGTGCTGAGAAGATTATTGAGGATTGGAAGGGACGCTTCCCCCAGGCCGCACAGTGGCTTCGTAATAGTGCACGGTCAGTGATGCTTTACGGATGGGTAGCAGATAGTTATGGGCGCAAACGCTTCTGGGACCGAAGCGAGTTTGGTAATAAGTGGCGACGACTGGCCGCGGAGCGAGAAGCGATGAACTTCCCAATCCAAGCGTTGTCAGCGTCAATGGTTAAGTTAGCATTGGTTGGTACGTTTGACCGCCTTGACCCCTCACGAGGTCGTATTGTGTCAACGGTGCATGACGAAATCATTCTCGAAACCACGAAGAGCTACGCAGAAGATGCGGCGCAAATACTCAAGGAAGAAATGGAGAAAGCGGCGCAAGCTGTACTACCGAACCTTGGTCCAACGGTAGAAGTAACGCCCGCAATATCAGACAAATATGACAAATAGGGAGCAGTATGAAATCTCAATACACGGATACGAACATGAAGGTAGTTATAATTACGATATTATTTTTTATTGTTACACCACTGATACTGTGGTTTTTCGGGAAAGACTATCTGGAAGAAATCGCGCAGAATCTGGAATAAAGCTTAGCACAGCACTACGTGCATATTTAGGAGGGGTAGAATGGCAAAAAGTGTTAGCTTCGAGGGAATGAGTATGGCTGAGACAGTGCGGGAACACTTGTGGTTCCCCTCTAGTCTCCCAAGTGTGAATTACGCGCTGGGTGATATGCGCGGTATTCAAGGTGGTAGTATTGTGATGCTACTCGCTGAGCCTGGGCATGGCAAAACAACCATGGCCTTAGACCTTATCGCACAAGCACAGCAAAAAGGCGAGCTTAAGGAAATAGAGGTTAAAATTGATAAGGGTATGCGCATAATTAATGCGCTGTTCGTTGATTTAGAGCGAACGTTTGATGCAGAGTACGCTAGTCGTATAGGTGTGGATGTGAACAAGCTCGCCGTGTACAAGCCGAACTATGCAGAACAAGCCCTTCCAGTTATTGAGCACTTACTTGAGCAGGGACTTCAGCTTGTGGTATTTGATAGTGTACCTGCGATGATTACGAAGGATGAATTTGACAAAGATGTTGATGAGCCAGCTCGTATGGCTGGTTCTGCAAATCTGCTTGCGCGTTGGCTTGTTCGTCTACTGGGTTTAGTTGATAATGCAGACGCACTGTTTGTATTCATCAATCAATACCGCGCAAATATTTCACCAATGGCCCGCTCTGAGAAAAAGCCATACGGTACACGAGCACTGCGGTACTTCTCTAAGATTATCCTGGAGCTAGTGAAGATTAAAAATGAGGAAGACCGCTCTACTATTCAAATGACTGTGAGCAAAAACAAACAAGCTCCGGAAGGTCAGAAAGTAGAGTACCTCATGCGCAAGGGTCAGGGCATGTCTGCGGCGCACGACGTGTTTGCCTGTGCTGTAGATGCTGGGCTTATTCGTAAGAGTGGTAGTTGGTTTGAGTATGACGGGCACAAAGCCCAAGGCGCAGATTCTGCAATTGCCCAGTTCCCAATGGCTGAAATTAGAATGAAAGTGGAGGCTGAACTATCCAATGACCTCACGCGTAAGTGACTGGTTAGAAAACCCGCCGGATTATTACGACATGACCACCGCCTATCAACGCCTTGGTGAACTTCGGGCAAAAGTCATCAAATTAAAGCGGGAGATAGAACGCATTGAAGAACAAGTGTCCATCGAAGCGGAACGCCCACGCTCGAACGAGGCCAGGAGTCGGCGTTTACAAGCAACGTCAGTACTCAAGGACTCACTATCAGATTTTGAGGCAGAAACAGCAATACAAGAGGCCCTAGTCAAGTCCCTTGAATACCGTAAATCTATGTATGCGTCAATTGCATACACGACTAAATTACGATTAGAGGTCATAGAAGCGAATGAATAAAGGGGAGTTTAGTGCTTCCCGCATCAATACGTATATGACGTGCCCTCGGCTCTTTTACTACAATTATGTGGAGAAAGCAGAAGAGCCGAGGCATGTCCTCACACTGATGGGAAGCGCACTACATAAGGCTATTGAACATTTTTACGAGGATGGGAAAGACCCTCAGGCTACATTTAACCGTGAGTTTTTTAACCAGGTAAGTTACGCCCAGGGTACACTACTCGGTATCAAAGGGAAGGAGAGTCCAGTACAAGTAGCTGTTCTTGGTAAGTCTATTATCGAAGCGATGGACTGGTCGTTTAAGCCTATCGCATTAGAACAATCGTTCTCACTTCCATTTCCAAATAAAGAAAACCCCGTGTGTACTATGCGCGGTATCATTGATATGATTATCGGTGATGATATTATCATAGACCACAAGTCGAGTAAAGTCAAGCCAAGTAAAAAGAAGTTGGCAGAGAACTACCAGTTCTCAATCTACGCCTGGGCCTACCGAGAAATTCACGGACACTTACCAAGTAAGGTATACTGGCATCATCTACGCACACAAGAACTTATTGAAGCGGATGTACTAACTGATTTAGATGCACGTATTGCACGAATTACTGAAGATGTGAAAACTATTATTGCTGATGAGCAATATGATAAAATAGAGAAGAATGGATTCTGTACAAACGTTTGTCATTTCCATGACAAGTGTTGGGGTGGTGAAAATGTCGAAAGCAATAGTTAGAGAAAAGTTGCGCGATTATTTTAAAGAAGGTTTATCTTCTGAGGAGCGTCTAGAGATAAAGGATGCACTTGGTTCATTGTACGGGGTCTTTGTTGACCACAATGCGTTTGCGCCTGCGTACTTGTATCGGTACAGTATCGGATACTCCTGTGAGGAGATTGCAGACCTGTACGGCCACACTGTAGATGAGGTGCAACGAACCCTGCATTACTGCTACGCGTTGCTTGGAGAAGTGCTTCAACTTGATGATGAAATGCTTATCCGCAAGGTGCAGAAACCTTTAAAAGAAGTCGCTGAAGATATTCTTAATAGAATTTACACAAACTTTACGGAGGTAGAATGATTACAGAAGAGATTATCCAGGAAGCCCTGCGACTTCGTGCAGAGAATCCTCGCATGACGTTTCGTCAAGTCGCAGAACAACTTCTTGGAGATGGGGATTTTGCGACTGCTCTGCGTAAGAGCATCACAGACCAGCAACGGGATTCTGAAAATAGTGTATTGAAAAATGAACGCCGCCGAGTTATTCCACAAGAGCTTCCAGAGATTACGGAACTTCCAGAACAGTACAAGATGCACTTACCAAAACCATTACAGGCTAATGTAACAAGCGCAATTATCTTTGGAGACCTGCACTGTCCGCACGTTGACCGAGGACTCGTACAGCAAGTCCTTCGCGAAAGTCTGACCTGTAATATTGACACGGTAGTTCTCGCAGGTGACATTATCGACGGGCAGTTTACCGGCCGTCATAAGAATCCCCCTGAGTATGTAGCTCCGGCAATTCATGAGTTAGAATATATGCAGTACTATCTAGATTATCTAGAGCGTGAATTTGCCGAGGTCTATGTATTGCCGGGTAATCATGATGGCTGGGTCACTGATTACTTTGATATGGATTTTACTACACTCATCAATACAATGCTCCCAAACAATAACCTACATATTTCTAAGTACGGTTACATGTATATCAATGATAACATTGTAGTGGGGCATCTGGAAGAATGGAATGAAACTCCGGGGTATCTGGCGTGGAAAATTGCCCAGCAGTTTAAACGTCACGCGATTGTGAATCATGACCATATCCGAGGAGTCTACTCAGAGCGCGATAATAAATACTACGGTGTTTCTGTAGGGGCTTCACTGGTTCCTGCAAATATTTACTACAAGAACGCATCCTTTAACTCATACCCAGCAATTGACCGCGGGTATGCAGTCCTCCAGAACAAAACAACGTTGCGACTTATGGCCTGGGATGGCGAATCTGCAAGCGTTGATAAAATTATTCACTTAGGAGATTAACATGTATTCACTCCAAAACATTATCTACGGGCCTCAGGTATCGCCGCTTGTGTTAGCACAGGCGGTAAAGGCTCTCAACAAGAAAGTTGCCCGCCTAGACGAAATTGTAGAAGCTTACACAGTGTATGGTAAACTCACACGTATCGGGAACCTCATGCCATTTGCACAGGCCATACACGAGACAGGCTGGTTTAGTTCCTGGCGTTGGACTAAGAACTTTAATCCAGCAGGTATCGGAGCCACCAACGACGGTGCTGTTGGAAATGATTGGAAAAATCCCGCCGAAGGTATTATTGCGCAGTACGCACACTTAATCGCTTACGCAGTAGACCCCGCAGACTATACTGCTACGCAAAGAGTATTGGTAAACTTATCGCCACGGTATCGAATTTTACTGCAGAAAAATTTACTAGGCAGTGCTCCTCGTTGGGTAGACCTCAATGGAAAATGGGCCTGGCCTGGCACAACATATGCACAACGTATTGAAAAAATCGCAGAGACCATTATGAACTTGTCCGAGAATCCAAGACTACTTGACATGGAGCTTTTGTAGTGGTATACTGTACAACAGAAGGGAGTATTGATTATTGATTAGTGTAATGAGTGTGTTTCTTAGTCTTTATTTGCGTGTTTGTGACTTTGGGTACTGTAAGTTAACCCCTGTGGATACAGCGGTGATTGCAATCACATCTTGTGAATCTGGTGATGGGCACCACTTCGGTACAATTAAGTGGGATGCGGTAAGTGCAACAAACGATACAGGTGCATTTCAATTTAATGACCGGACTTGGCAGTGGTTAACAGGACGCACTGACAGGGCGATTGATGCACCGCATTCAGCACAACTTGCGGCGTTTTACAAACTTTGGAATGATGGGTATGGACACACCCATTGGTCAGCATCACAACCCTGCTGGAGTCAATGGTTAGAAATTAAAGATGGGAGAGCAGTCGCGAAATGAAAACATTATTGTATTTTACCGCAGAGTGGTGTACACCGTGTAGACGAGTGAAGCCGTTGTTGCAAGAAGTTTTGCCGGAGTTTCCTGATGTAAACGTCGTGTTTATCGACGCTGACGAGCATCGCGAGATGCTTCACGAGTACAATGTAATGTCAGTGCCTACACTACTTAATCCAGAAACAAAGAAGATGGTAAACCCTCAAGCAAATAAAGAAGCGTTGCGCTACTTACTGAAGGAGATGTCGAATGTCTGATGACGCATTAAGTCCATTTGGTAAACCCTGTACCGTGTGTGGTACTGATAATACTGATGGTAAAGAAGATGGTGATGGTGTGTACTGGGTATATGGGTATATTGGAATTCTTCCAATTACTTTGTGTGGTATCTGTTATAATGGGGTTGTGCAGATGGTACGCACATTAGAAGGAGACTATGAGGATGACGCAGAAGCGTAAGTACGAAAAGAAAACCGGCCGACTTATCCACACGATTGATGTACTCAAAGTAATCCGCTTTGAATTAATCCTAGAGGATAATGAAACAGAGTGTTGTGTGTACTTCTCAATGTTGAGAACGAAGGGTAAACTAAAGGGCCAGTATACACCACGCCTGCGGGACTACTGGTTTCCTTACCGTAAGGACGATGACGCTGCAATCCAGCAGTTCAAGAAATTTGTAACTGCCTATCACGAAACCTGGGAGCAACGACTGGGTAAAAAGAAAAAAGCAAAGATTGCCTAGACTACGGGGTGTAGAAATACACCCCATGCGCCGATATAGTTTAAGGGATAAAACAGCAACCTTCTAAGTTGCATAGTGGGGGTTCAAGTCCCTCTATCGGTACCAAAAGGAGGATTATGCACACACCACTCATTACTGTAGTTGCCGTCGACTATGACGGCTGGGTTAAACGTCTCGGCGCAAAGAAAGGTATGAAAAGTCTGGAAGCACAAACAATGCAGGACTTTGAGGTGCTTTTCTTTCACGATGGACCACGCACACGCGATGTCAAAGCAGACCTAGACCTAACGCACACCAAGATGGACATTCGTTACATTAGCACCCATCAACGATTTAATCTTTGGGGACATCCGCAAAGGCACCTCGGAGTACAGATGGCTCGCGGTGATTACATTTTTCATTTTAACTGCGATAACTACTTAGAACCAAATGCGTTTGAAATAATCCGCGACGCAATCACTCCGGATAGACCGCCTGCAATTGTGTGTAGCATTCGCTGGGATGGAAAATATTTTCCAGGAATTCCTGTGAAGCCTTGGAACATCGACTGTATGCAGATGATTGCGAAAAAAGAAGTTTGGGACGCTATTGGCGGGTGGTATCGGTACGAGCCGGACAGTGACGGATATATATACGAAGAAATAGCCCGTCGCTATCCTATTAAGCACGTTGATACAATTATCGGAGATAACTACGTAACCACGGGCGGTAGTGGTACCCCGGAGTAAGGAGTTTTATATGATTCTTAATTGTCTTTGCACTCAATGCCGAATGGCTCGCCGTCGTCACCAAGAGTACCTCGCGCAAACGAGAAAAGTCCGCCGGAAAGTTACTCAACAACTAAACTACTACACCTCTCGAGGAATAGTAGAATTTGAAATACCAGAAAAATACGCCGGAGTTTATGCGGCGTAAAGGAGCTCTATGAAATTTATCGACATCACTAAG